TCCTTCACCTGACAATCACCGATAAAAATTCCGTTAATTACAGCACGGAATTTCTGGGAATTATTCAGGCCTTCAATAATTACTTTGGTTCTCAATCTAAACTCCAAGGTTTCATTACACACACAATCGCCACAATGGCAGCGAATAATCCAATAAATTCTAATATAATCACTTAGTCACTCCACGAGCATATTTGGGAACCTTGGCGACACGCTTTGAAATTTTCACTTTATCATAGTCGCAGTCCAGGTAGGTGTCAATCACAAGCTCTTTATAGGATTCGACCTGTTGATTTAGAACTTTCCGCATATCATTGGCAAGCTTCTGCATTTTCTGAGAATTGCTCAAGGAGTATGCATTATTGGCGGTAGCAGTTTTTTTGAATCCGCCAAGAATCTCGGCCGCTGTAAGCTTTTTTACTTGACTCATACTGGTAATAAACATAAATGGTTTCCTTTTCTACTGTGAAACCATTATCTCATACTTTGCGGCAATTGTCAAGCCGTCTAGGAGGGGCTGTTGTTTTTATGCAACAGAATGTGAGTGGGTACTAACTTACCATTTCTCTGCTTTATTATACTCATTATATTCAGTATAATCATCGAGAGTATTCTGGTCTGGTATATTAATCGCAAAATCATCGGCTGTCAGAGAATTCATCGAGGTGTTAAACATGGCCTGCTTTGCGAGAGCCTCTGGTGTTCTATTATAATCCTCTGCAACCTTTCGCATAGCATTAGCGACATTGGCAGAATATTCGGGTCTATCACGGTTCGCACAAGACTGGCCGCAATATGGGCCTCGTTTTCTATGCAGTTTTTTACAGAATTTACAGGATTTTTCTTTATACTGGCCCATCTCTAGCTCAGGTTTTCCGCTGGTTTTTATACAGTTCGGTTACTACTTATCTTATTATTCAGACCATAAAAAAAGAGGAGATTTTTAGTCTCCTCTTGTTTGGTTTAGTATCTTGCACCTTTTATTAAATTCGAGGTTGGATTGGTTACGGTGAGGTTTTCTGGTTCATTCGTACCACCCTTCTTTCTCGGTTTAATGTGGTCTACATGTACTTTAGAACGGAGATCAATGACAGGATCAGCCTTATTATATGGATCAATGTAATTATTCTTAGCTTTGAGGTAGTTCTCCCAGCTCTTGTAATTTACAGTAGAATCACTTACATATGATTCGGCTGTCCATTTCTCATAGTTCTCCTTGATGTACTCATAATTAATATACTTCATGCGTTCTTGAATATTGGAAGGATTGTGTCCTTGATTAGCAAAAGCATACGTATCTGGTATTGGATTGTTTTTGGCACCACCAAAATCTTGAGGATTAATCTTCTTGTCCTTACGATTCTTGTCCCACTTGATAAACTCCTCACAGAACAATGTTGGTTGTTTGATATCCTTTAAAGATCGAATCTTGAAAAGTACCGAATGATTCATGGCATTTAATGGATTGGTTATCATATCAAGCAACAATACAAGATTTCTTAATCCCTCTTTGGAAATTGGCTTTTGCTTATCGTTTAAGCTGGTGTTAGCCATACAATTCAAAGACGATGCAATAAACAACAAATACTTTTGGACAAGATTAAAATTATCAATAGATCTACCTTCTGAAGCAATTATCATATCACAAAGACGCTCTTCATTGCCTGCACCATTATTACATCCATAGTTCAACATATAGATTAACTCGGCCATATGTCTGGAATCTCCTTTCTTAGCAATCTCATAACCACCAGACATATCAGATACGTTTCCAGACAATACTCCATTGCCATACAAAGATTGAATATTAGGATTTTTGAAAGACGCACGATTCAATTCATATGACAAGGCAGTTGGTTGAATAATGGCACCTTCAAATTTAGACCAAGATTCTCCATCATTTAAATCCCTAACAGATTCAATAAAAGAACGAATCTTACCACGCATACCCTCAGCAATGATAACCTGAGTGTTGAAAAACAAAGATTTTACATCCTCATCTAACTCAGTAAACTTAAATTTGTTTAACTGTTGGCCATTAACAATGAACGTTTCTTCAAATTCATTATCAATGAGTTTTCCATCAAAAAAGTTGACTAATGCTTCAAATAAGCGATTCTGTCCATCAAGCAGAATATATTTTACACCGGCACTCTTATATTCATTAATCTTGGCCGCAATTTCAAGGTAGATTTTCTCTCGTACCTTATCCTCAGATAATTCGATTTCTTCGTTTATGAATTCTCCAAGAACATCGATCTGAATCCAATAAAACGGAGTCAAAAGACTGCTGCCTTTGAAAAAACTAGACAAAAAGCTTTTGGTTTTTTTACCTTTGCTTGCCTGCCATTTTTTTGGTTGCATAAGGCGTTGAAGCCATTCTGGCATGACCTGGATTTGTTTTTGCTTTGCTAGATTATAGAGTTCTCCGACAGTTTTAATATCGGGAATAATGATGACATCCTTCTGGATGCCAGTATTGGTAGACATATTAAATTTTCCTTTTTAATTATTAAATAACTTTGTTTCCTACTCTTATATGAGCAATCAACAAGTTTTTAACTGTTAAATTATAGTGCAATATTGCACATTACTACTTATACAACTTTAACAGAAAATTTTTATAAAGTCAAGTATTTTGCTTCATTATTACCTTTAATTCTTATCCGTTCATATCATACCTTCTTTATCAATATAATCTTTTTATTCTCACCGGTGGGTTTTACAAATTTCTCTTTTAATTCTTGTTGAATTTGACCTGATTCTTTTGTTCGGAGGTCGTAACAAGAATCAAATTCATTTTTCTTTCCACCATGTAATCTTTGGATTTTGTCTTTCATATAATTCTACAATCTGGTCGAGTTCCCATGGAAAATCGGTTTCAAATGCACCAAGCCAGGCAGAGAATCGATCCCAATCTTCATTCAGCATTGGCGGTACGGACATTGAATCAAGGTATTCTTCATCAGGATGCATGTTATTTAAAAAATCTATGCGGCCAGCAGAATAAGACCAGAGTGGTAGATTATTGTTATCATACCATTCTTTACTGAGCGGGCCCATCCAATTTGTTTTATATCTTACGGGGTTCATTTAAAAGTCGGCCTCTAATAATGTAATCGATTGTTGCAGCCAAAAGTTTTCTACGGCCATTCGAGCAAACTCTAATGAAATGAATTGACCAAGAAACTTTTCATTATTGTGATTCATAATGATCTTGGCCAGCCATATCTTGGTGTGCGTTATCTCATGCACATGGCCCGTTACACGGCCATCTTTGACCGCAAAATAATACCATGAATTACCTGTTTCTTTCCATTCAAATTTCATAATAATGTACCTAATAGACCAAGGATGATTCCAATGCCAGGAATGAATAATAATAACATACCAATGATTACAAGTGCGGCGAGAATATAATCAGTCAATTATAGGTCTACCTCATATGGTACACCTGAGACACGCATTGTTTTCTTTGGTTCAAGGAGTGATTCTAAAAACTCTTTCATTTCTCTTTTTTGATTCTTTTCCCAATCGGAGTTTGTATTCATTCGTATATCAGAATCGAGCCATTGTATTCTCTGGCGTATAAAGTTTTCTCTTTGCTCTATACGGCGGACTTTTTCACGCAATTCTTTTAATTCACCAACATAGGCTTCTACTTCGTTTTTCATAGGTTTACCTCTTTGGTTTTGGTAGAGACGGTAGTTTTTTCCATTCTTCAATCCATTTCTCTTGCTCTTCGACCTTGCGTGCCGTTTCATTGGTACGATCTTTGAGGCCTTCAAGTTGACGATCATATTTGTCTCTGGTATCATCTATCTTTTTATCAGTATAAACAATACGTTCTTCTAACATAAGCAGACGGTGCTTGAAATAGTCAATTTGTTCACCTCTGGTGATATTGAACAATATTGAAATTAACCCTACTGTAAAGGTAGACAAAAGTAACGCTAAGGCTATATGGAGTTTGTCTTTTTCGGTGAGATTTTTGAGTTCGGCGAGTATAGATTTCATAGAGGTATTATAAATGATGAAAATTCAATTGTCAAGTATTTAGAACGAATAAATAGGTGATTATTTGACAGGAATCCAATCATGCCCATTACCAGAATCCAAGGCCAAAACATCGCCAACTCGGCAATATCAACCGATAAAGTAGATTCAGCATTTACTGCCACATATGCGACCTATGCGTCTGTTGCAGCCAATTTGACACCAAGAATCACTACGGTCAATGTGGCCAATAGTACTTATGCGGTGCTCGATGATACCTCAGTAAATACTTCTGGTGGTTATTTGGTGATTACTGGCGCAAACTTTCAATCTGGTGCTCTGGTTACAATTGGCGATACTGCTGCAACAAGTACAACATATGTCAATGATACTACACTTAGAGCGCAAGTGCCGGCAAAAACGGCTGGATCTTATTCGGTGTATGTACAAAATCCAGATGGTGGTACTGCCATTCGTGTCCTTGGTGTGGCCTTTAGTAATACTCCTGTTTGGAGTACAGCGGCGGCATTAAGTAATCAAGAGGCTAATACTGCCTTTGCTGTAAGTATTAGTGCAAACTCCGATTCTAATGTAACTTATTCTAATACTACATCATTACCAGCAGGTACTACGTTATTGGCCAATGGACTATTCTATGGTACTGTAACGGTAGGTTCTGAAACAGTATTTACATTTGATGTAAACGCTGTTGATGCTGAGTTACAAGATACACCAAGAACATTTAGTTTGACGGTTACAGTTGGACCACCGTCAGGATCTCTTTTTACAGCTGGTGCCGCCAGCCTTGGTGTTTTAGGTCTTAATGATGCAGTAAATAGATCAAGTCCAACACAAGTAGGATCAGGAACAGATTGGTCTGTTGTGGCAAGTTCAGGATTAAATTGTTTTGTAATAAAATTGGATGGAACATTATGGTCTTTCGGTGCTAATATATATGGTACATTAGGTCTTAATGATGCAGTAAATAGATCCAGTCCAGTACAGGTTGGATCTAGTAGTAATTGGTCTGAGATTATAGGACAATACCCCTCAGCAATGGCTTTAAAAACCAATGGTACTTTGTGGGCCTGGGGATCTAATGATAGAGGAAGATTAGGTCTTAATAATACAGTATATAAATCAAGTCCAACTCAAGTTGGTTCAGATACAACATGGTTTAAAATAGGATCAACTTATCGTGCAGGATTTGCTATTAAGACTAATGGTACATTATGGTCTTGGGGTGATAATTTTGGAGGTGTTTTAGGTATTAATGATGCAGTAAATAAATCAAGTCCAATTCAAGTGGGTTCTGCTACTAATTGGAGTAAACTTGATACTAGTGGTGCTGCTTCAAACGGCCCGATGTTTGCAATTAAAACAAATGGAACATTATGGGCTTGGGGTATTAGTTATTATGGAGGATTAGGTTTAGGTGAACAAACAGTTTACAGATCTGAACCTGTGCAAGTTGGATCAGATACAAATTGGAGTGAAACTGTATCATCCGGCGCTGGAGATTGTACTTTAGGATTAAAGACAAATGGAACACTATGGGCTTGGGGAAATAATAATAATGGTCAGCTAGGTCTTAATGCAACAGGAGTAAATAAAAGCAGTCCAACACAAGTAGGATCAGGAACTAATTGGAGTAAACTAATAAAATCAAGTTCAAGAGGCGCAAACGCTGTAACTATGGCTGCAATCAAAACAGATGGTACTTTATGGACTTGGGGAAAAAATAATGTTCATGGACAATTAATGTTAGGTGATACAATCAATAGATCCAGTCCAACACAAGTCGGAACAGGCGGCACATGGTTAAATATGACAAGTACATATTATTCCACGATGGCTATAAAACAATAATATCAAACCTCCAACTCAACCGTTGGATCTAAATCACAGATGTAGTTGATATATTTGACTGCATCATCTTCATTATCAAAGTATCTTACGATGGTCTGACCAGTATGCTGAGATACAAAAAAGATTAATATGTTGTGAGAATGGTAGGTGGAAAACTTAATCCACCAACCATTTCTATTGACTGGAAGCCAAGAACGTGTATTATTTGCTATTTGCAAAAATGTTCTGAACTTGTCCCGTTTTGATGAATTTTTCTGTTGCATCTGTAAAATCTACAATACCTTTTTTAAACCACATGGTATATGTATTAAATTTTTTCTCTGTAACAGAATCAAAATAGGCAATGGTTTCTTGAGCCAGGGTTGAATTAAATGCAACAGTCTTGATTGCTACATCTTTTGCTGTGTCTACCATTGTGTCGAATTGAAAGTCTTTTGCGTTTACCATTTGTTTCTCCTTAATTAAGCAAGATTGAGTTTATTCCATGAATTTTCTGGTTTTCCTATAATATTCGGCACGCTTTTCTTGTGCCTCAATCATAGAATCCCAAAGAATTGCCAGAAACGATTTAAGTTTTAATAACATTGTAATCTCCTTAAGCATTACAATCTTATTTAGTAGATTATATGTTGCAACGCATCATTTGTCAAGTATTTTTAAGGTAATGATGCATGTTTTTACCAGGTGATACAGGTTTTGAAGCACCGGATACATAAGTATCGGTGTCCGGTTTGAAATTAAGATGCTTTAGCTTTAAGGTGGTCCTTCCGAATCTTACAGGACACCCATTCATTATAGTATGAATCATGCATTAAAGCGTGGCGGTTGAATATCTCCCAAGTTTCCCAATACGAACACTCACTTCTAGTCTTGCAGAGGTGCAAAACCTCTCTAGTGTATTCATCTTCACCGTTTTTCTTTACATCCTCTTGTAACTTCTTATTACTTCCCCAATAGGTTTCCCAATCAGATTTAATTCGGCTGCGTTTCTTTTTGCCTTTTACCTGTTTTGTTTTAGATTTGGTGAAAAACTTTTTGCCAATGTATTTTTGGCCAGTTTTATTGTGCGTAATGATATAGATGAACCCGAAGGCATCACCTATATCATCTTCTGTGAATTCTGCTGGTGAATTATGAAAGTACCAGGTCATTCGTCATCATCAACTTCCTCTGATTCTACAATATACTCTGCACAAAAGGGACAATGCAAAGGGTCTGATTCTGTTTGTGAATCATCATATTTAATTGTAAACTCAGAACCACAATTATCGCATACGTGATGTAAATTCATTTAATTGCACCATGATTGTTTAGCATCGCCATAATATTCACGAGCAAAACCATTTTGAATTAACATTGCACGTAAAGATTGGCCATTTAAAAGTATATCACCAAGTACACGACCACCAAACTTATCCCATCCATATAAAACCACTTGACGTTTAGTGGCAGAGTTAACGACATTTTTGGTGAAATCTGTTGCGGCTCTTCCTCTTTGATCTTCAGCTGGACATTGAGCTCTGTGGCCTTTTTCTGGTGTATCGACTCCAAAGATTCGTACTGCAAGTTCTGGCTTGAGCGGCTGAGGGAGAAACGGCGCACTAATTACCACCGTGTCGCCGTCATTTACCCTTACTATTTGTGCGTCATATGTAACGCCTTGTGGTTGTTTTTGTGCATATGCTGGTACAATAATTGCAATCAGCAAAGCAATAAAGATGTATAGTTTCATTAGTGAAATTGCTCCGTTTCAGTTGAATTTTTCATTGCAGTCGTTGAGCTATTCTGCTCAATAGTGGTAGTAACGGCATCAAAGTATCCCGTTCCAACTTCTCGTTGATGTTTGACCGCAGTAAAACCGCTTTGTTGTAATGCAAACTCTCTTTCCTGTAAGTCCACAAATGCCGACATATTTCGATCCCGATAACCACTAGCCAAGTCAAACATACCTGCGTTAAGTGAATGAAAGCCAGCAAGAGTAATAAACTGAAATTTATAACCCATCGCACCGAGTTCATGTTGAAATTTCGCAATTGTGGCATCATCTAAGTTCTTCTTCCAATTAAAAGATGGTGAGCAATTATATGATAACATCTTACCAGGAAAATGTTTATGAATTGCTTCTGCAAATTTCTTTGCATACTCTAAATCAGGTTTCCCGGTTTCACACCATACTAAATCAGCATATGGTGCATAAGCCAGTCCTCTACTTATGGCTTGTTCCAGACCTGGTCTGGTACGATAAAATCCTTCAACCGTTCTCTCACCCGTTAAAAACGGTTTATCATTTTCATCTATATCTGAAGTAACCAAATCAGCAGCTTCGGCGTCTGTGCGAGCAACCACAAGAGTAGGCACACCGCAGATATCAGCAGCCAATCGTGCCGCATTGAGCTTATTAATTGCTTCTCTCGTTGGAACCAATACTTTTCCTCCGAGGTGGCCACACTTTTTGACCGATGCAAGTTGATCCTCAAAATGAACTCCTGCGGCGCCTGCACGAATCATTTGTTTCATTAATTCAAATGCGTTTAATACACCACCAAATCCTGCTTCTGCATCAGCAACGATTGGCACAAAATAATCTATTTCACCTACGCCTTCCATCCATTGGATTTGGTCAGCACGCCTAAATGTATTGTTAATTTTTTCTACAACTTTTGGTACACTATATGCAGGATACAATGACTGGTCAGGATACATTTCACCTGCCATATTTGCATCGGCCGCCACTTGCCAGCCAGACAAATAGATGGTCTTCAAACCAGCTTTTGCCTGTTGTAGTGCCTGCATACCAGTTAAAGCACCTAATGCATTGACAAAAGGTTCACTCTGTAAATCTTGCCACAAACGACTGGCACCACGTTCTGCTAATGTAAATTTTTCATCTACAGAACCATATAATCTTACTACATCGGCCGCAGTATAATTTCTGCGTACACCTTTCCATCGTGGACTTTCTGCCCATTGTTTCTGTAATGCTTGCGCCAGTTGTTCTCTTGTAATCATATTAAACCTCCTGTGTTTCTAATATGTATGTTGCAAATGCACACAGGATTAAAATTATACTTTAAAACTTTCTCCGCAACCACATCGAGCTGATTCATTTGGATTGACAAAATCAAATCCTTCATTTAAACCTTTTTTTGTCCAATCCATAACCATATTATTTAAATATACAATACTTTTTGGATCAACAAATACTTTAACATTATGTGACTCGAAAGTTAAATCTTCTTCTTTTTTCAGATCTACAAATTCTAAAGTATATGCAAGACCAGAACAACCAGTAGTTTTTACACCTACTCGAACACCTTCACCTTTTCCACGTTTTATTAAATGATTTTTTACTTTTTCAGCTGCTAATGGTGTTAGTGTTATCAATTTCGTTTTTCTTTCTATAATCGCCTATGGCCGCTTTGATCGCATCCTCTGCCAATATGGAGCAATGTATTTTAACCGGCGGTAACGCAAGTTCTTCTGCAATTTGTGTATTCCTAATCTCCGCCGCTTGAGCAAGAGTCTTGCCCTTAACCCACTCCGTGACAAGTGAACTACTTGCAATCGCAGAGCCACATCCATATGTTTTAAATTTTGCATCCGTGATAATGCCATCGTCTACCTTAATTTGTAATTTCATTACATCGCCGCAGGCCGGTGCGCCAACCATTCCAGTACCCACAGAGGTGTCTTGTCGATCAAAACTTCCAACGTTTCTAGGATTTTCATAGTGGTCTATAACCTGTGATGAATATGCCATTTTATCTCCAGAAAAACAAAATTGCTTTTAGTTTATCGATATACTTTTGTAAATACTTGGCTTGAATGTTTTTTGCTAATTCAGGTTGTGGAAAATTCCAACCAATAAAAGCACCTACTAAAATCCAAAATAGAGTTTCTAACATTTATTTCTCCTTTATGCGGCTTTACCCCAAACATCTTCCCAATCTCCCGATAAAGCACCTTTTGCATAATCTGTAACACGATTCTCAAAGAAATTACCATGAATTGGACTGTTAATCATTTCTTCTACCCATGGTAACGGGTTCTTTTTAACTTTGAAAATTCCTTTCATACCAAGACTAATCAATCTACGATCAGCAATATAACGAATATACTGTTTAACATCTTCAGACGTTAAATCTTGCATTGGTCCCATGTCAAACGCAAGGTCGATGAACTTATCTTCTAATTCGACCATCTTGGTTGCAATGGTATATATCTGAGATTTAAGATCATCATTCCAAATCTCTTTATTTTCTTCGATATATGTTCTAAACAGTTTAATCATTGATTCTGTATGCATTGTCTCATCTACAATCGACCATGTAACAATCTGTCCCATGCCTTTCATTTTACCGTGGCGTGGGAAATTCAACAACATAATAAATGAACTAAACAATTGCATGCCTTCGGTAAATGCAGAGAATACAGCAATGTGTTTGGCTGTGTTTTCTTTTGATGTATTTTGATTTGAAATGTCTAAAATGTAATCGTGTTTCTGTTTCATGGCATCATATTCTAAAAACTGATTATACATGGTTTCAGGCAAACCAAGAGTTTCAATTAAATGTGAATATGCAGCAACATGTAGTGCTTCACGAGCCGCAAAACCAAGCAACATCATACGAACTTCAGGTTGTTGAAAGTATGGTAGATAATTCTTTACATAACCACCAGCAACATCTATGTCGCCTTGTGTGAAGAAACGAAAGATGTGTGTGAGAAATTGTTTTTCTTCTTTCGATAATTTGTTTTTCCAATCTTTTACATCTTCAAGCATTGGCACTTCTGTATGCAACCAATGAATTTGTTCGTGTTTCAACCATGCCTCATATGCCCACGGATAATAGAATGGTTTAAATGAATTTCTTTCTTCTGTTATGTTATGCTTCTTCTTTACCATATTTGTTCTCTCTTATAAATTTTTTTGCAATTGATAACGATGACGAAATAACCATATGCATATCCATGTAGGTATAAAGGCCACAACGGCCAATAAATGTCACCTTATCATTTTGTATTTCTCTATACTTCTTGTACAACTCTTTATTTTTTTCTGTGATAACTGGATAATACTTTTCACCAGTTTCTTTATAATCACAAGGTTCTTCATATGTAACTGTACTATAATTCATATTGGTACCATGCATTGGTATTTGTTTCCATTCTGTAACTCTTGTAAACTTATTATCGTCAGTAAAGTTTACTGTGGTGCATGGTAATATTTCATCAATTGGTACTGTGTGTGTATGAAAACGTATTGATCGATATGGCAATTCACCATAACAATAATCATAATATTCATCTATGGCCATCGAATTAAATATATGGTCATAATCATTTTCCATTGATTTATGATAATCAGTACTTAATTTAACTTTGATGCCGTTCAATATGTTTTCAAACATCTTAGTATAACCATCAACTGGCATATACTGATATTCATCTGTAAAACACCTATCATCATTTGTATCTCTAGGCTTTACACGATCAAAAACATCTTTGCTTAACTCTTTATAGTATTCACCCCACATCTTCTTTGAGTAAGGTTCAAAGAATACTTTAAATACATCATCTTTCTTTACATGTTTCAATGTATTTCTATTTACAGGAAAAGGTACAAATGTACCATCTTTCAATTTGGCCTTGATGTGGTGTTCGTACGGCACCCAATCTGTAAACTTGGTCAACCATTTAAATACTTCTTCGTTATTTGTATGAAATAGGTGTGGACCATATCTATGCACACGAATACCAAAACCATTTTGAAAATCATAAGCATTACCAGCAATATGATCACGGCGATCTATTACAGTTACATCATAACCAGCCTCATGTAACTTACGAGCAACTACGGCACCAGCAAAGCCAGCACCTACAACTAATATGCGTTTTGTTCCCATAGCCTATAAAAATCATCGCAGAAGAATGAAATATCTTCTTTGGCACTTACATGTATAGCAAGTGTTTTCATGGGCATCAACATCTTTACATCAGGTTTTACCCATACATTTGATAAACATGTGCCTTCCCATTTGCCATCTATTTCACCAATCTCCATTAGTTTATCAAATTCTTCTTTATATTTTGTTATTACTGATTTACGAACCATAAATGATTCATGTGTAAACCATGTAGTGCGATAGTAACGATCTGGTCCTGCAACCACAATACATGGCCTGACGTATGTTTCGTTATATAAATTTCTTGGGTGTAGATATAATTGTGCAAAATCTTGTGGAAATATACCAATGTCTACACTTAAATCAAAACTACTAAAAAACTTCCATGCATCAATCATTCTTTGTATTGAATAATTATAATGCAAATAATCATCTTCTACAATGTAAACTAATTCATCTTCAGGTAAAGTATCAATGTAATCATAGGCAACTTTAACTGAGTAACGTGACTTCTGTTTACCATTTAACCCATCTTGATTTCTTTCTGGTAAAAAATTAAATGTAGCAGAATGTGCAATCTCTTTAATTTTATTTTTTGTTTCTTCACTTGAGTTATCATCTATAATATGTAATGAATAGTCGCCATATTCATCCAATGATGACACAAGTGAATGTAAACATCTTACTATACATTCATCCTTTGGCACTATTCTATCGGTAGCCAAAGATACTCTATCGCAAGTTCTTAGTACAACATTAACCTTCACAGGCCAAACACACTTCTTCAGTCGCCAATTGTTTCAAATCAATTTCTTGTATCACTTGGCGTTCAATCTTTTTACTTACTTTATCGGCTTTGGCCAATTTTTCAGAACGACAATAGTAAAGTGTTTTCAACCCTTGTTTCCATGCTTGAAAGTGTACAGCATGGAGATATTTTACGTTAACATCTGGTCGAAAAAAGAGATTGATAGATTGCGCTTGGTCAATGTAACTTTGTCTGTTAGCTGCATGGTCCACAACCCATCTTTGGTCAATTTCCATAGAGGTTTTATACACATCTTTCGTCCATTCATCGAGAAAGTCAAGGTGTTGAATGGATCCATCGTTTGAGATAATTGATGACCAAATCTCATTGTAGTCGAGTTTACTGTCTGCATCGCATTTCTCCTTGATGATTTTATCCAAATATTTGTTCTTGTTTAAAAATGCACCACTCAATGTGTCTTGTCGATAAGCATTAGCTCGAAAAGGTTCAACAGAAGGGCTAGTGTTACCCATAATGATGGATGAACTAGCATTAGGAGCAATAGCGAGCATATGACTAAAGCGTAAACCGGTACCTTTAGCGTCAGGAGCTTCACCCCTTTGTTTACCAAGATATATGTTTGCTTGATCTAAGTGTGCTCTAATGTGTTTAAAGATTTTGTTGTTGGCTGATGTGGCCAAAGCAGATTCCCAAGCCAAATTGTTTCGCTGCAAATAAGCATGGAACCCAAGAGCACCGATACCAATAGAACGCTCCCGCTGGGCACTATACTTTGCACGAGCAATAGTGTCAGGAGCATTGTCAATAAAGTACTGCAAGACATTATCAAGCATTTCGGCAACGTCACGCAAAAATAATGGGTCAGATTTCCATTCATCAAAATACTCCAAATTAACTGATGATAAACAACATACGGCTGTGCGTTCTTTATCTGTTGGTAAAATAATTTCACTACACAAATTAGATTGTTTGATTGATAGGCCTAATTTCTTTTGAAACTCTGGCATCGCTGCATTACTTGTATCAATGAAATGCAAATATGGTTCACCTGTTTGCATACGAATCTCAAGTATGCGTTGCCACAATTCACGAGCAGGTACCGTATCACGCACTTCACCACTATGTGGGTCTTTAAGTTCCCATGTATCATCTGCATTTGGGTCTAACATACACTTTTCGATTAGATACATGAAGTCATCTGTAATATTGATGCCATGATGTAGATTCAAGCAACGCATATTTTGGTCGCCTGTTGGTTTACGCATCTCTAAAAAAATGAGAATATCAGGATGAGAAATATCAAGATAAGCAGCGTAAGAACCACGCCTTGTTCGGCCTTGCCGATAAGCAAGTGATGAAGCATCATAGGTACGCAAATGAGGCATAACACCAACCGACTTATCATCTGAACTACGAATTCCAATTCCAATTCCTATACCTCCACCTAACATTGAGAGCCAGTTAACTTCAGATAAACAATCAACAAGGCCTTCCGCAGAATCATCCAAATATGGAAGAAAACATGAAATAGGAAGACCACGCTTACTCCGACCAAAAGATAAAATGGGAGTACTATAAGAAAGCCAATGTCGAGAAGAATACTCATAAAGCCTTTGCGAGTGTTCAATGTTCGACCCAAAATGTTTAGAGACATATGCAAACCTTTCTTGTGGTGAAGTTTCATCTTCACGCATATAACTTTCTTTTAACCTTTTAATGCCTAATTCATCAAATAACGAATCTCTAGTGAAATCAACGGTGATGCCGTGAACGATATTGTTCATCCAATACTCCAATGTTATTATTATTTTGTTACAAATTCATTCGCCATCGGAAATACTTTGGCGATTACTTCTGCACATTTACGTGCAATTTCCATGTGTTCTTTTTGTGTGCCATTCGCAGAGCGAAGTTGTATGTAGTGAATCCATGATCTGAGTGTTCCATTCATGTATAATCTAGATACTGTAAGTCCTTCAGGTAATACTGCACGAGCCTGTTCTTTTGCAATACCATTTTTGATAGCCCATTCATATTCTCTTTTGGCTGCAAACAAAACTCTTTTCTGAGCTCTTTCCCATTCTATTTGTAATAAGTTATCTTCTGTCTCAATACTATTTTGACGATTCTTTTCATCTTGTAATCTTGCTTCACGAATTACAAAATCTAATTCTTTTGTTGGATCGGCGTATCTTTGACTAAACTCTTGAAAAGAAAAAGAACGGTGACGTAACATTTGTCTCGCAATATCTCTTGTAGTTTCTATTTCTAAACACATGCTCACCATTTCTAAAGGACTCCAATGAGCATGTTTGATAAGATAACGAATCAATTTGTCACTTGTATCTTTATTAGATTGATTGCTTGGATTCGACACTCTCGCACAGAAGGCAACCAATTCTGTCATATTCTCAACAAAATATACATCAGGTTGAGAATAACTAATCAATTCAACTTTCATATTTTTTTCCAAAATGTAAATTTAGCTTGCGCTTCAAGACCTTTGAAGGAGTTACTACTTATAATTTCTTGTATCTCACTTTGAGTATAACCATTCATAATCATTTCGTTTATGTCTTTACCTCTCATCGTATTAGGCCAAATAACGACATATTGATCGGATTTAATGGCATTTTGCATCAAATTCATCACTTCTTTATTTCTTGGTTCATTATCAAAAATTAAAATCTTTTTACCTGCTGAAATATTTTTTGCTGTCAATGAAAGATTTGCGTCACCACTTGCTATACAGTTACTTATAAACAATGAATCAAGTGGTCCTTCTACAATATAAACATCTTTTGATAAATCTACACGATCCATGCCAAATATCAACTTACTTTGAGAGTCATTGGTGCGAATCGTAATGTATCTCAATTCTCTTTCGCTTTTTACCAATGCACGACCTGATACTGCAATTAATTCATCATATTCATCATAAAAGGGTATTACAAGTCGTGGATCATCATATAAAATTTTGCCATGATTTGGTATCAGAGTATCAATGAATTGTTTGTAATGCTCAGTAAACAATAACTTATCGTGAAACTCGATTGGTATTTTTCTGTTTGAAACATAATCTAAACAAAAATGTCCACTTGGGAGTTTGCTGACCCATTCGGCATGGTCAAATGTTTTCGCCTTTTCAATTCGATCAAATTTCGGTGGGCTGATGTTGAGGACTGTGTTAGCGAGCGAGGAGTTATTGGTCTTACCTGATGTGTATCGCTCAAGTGTGTATTCTTTGTGTAAATTTTCATCAACGAACTTTATAAAATTACCAATACTTAACCCTGCACCACAATTATGGCAGGAATAAAACAAATCATTTAATTTACGGTACACATATCCACGAGCCTTTGTTTTATTTTTCTTACTGTCACCGCATATGGGACAGGAAAAATTCCAAAGGTAATCATTCTTCTGCTTAAAGTTTCGCAGACGGAATGAGAGTAGACGGATGTATTTAGAATCAACAGATAACATAATGTAAAGTGTAACAGAAAACTACAACAAAAACAAGTTTATTTGAAAAGTGTACCTAAAACACCTAGATTGACGTTGCCGATAATCCAACCGATAGCAATAGCTGCACCTAATATCATCCATTTATATTTGTCTATTTCTTTTAATGTAGCACCAACTTTATTGCCACCATCTTCTTCTTTATGGCGAATCAGATCGGCACGAATATTGTCAAGTCTTTCGGTAATACGAAATTCGACCTGATCTATTCTATCATGAATTTCACGGCTAATTGTGGTAATTCTTGAGTGCAGTTCTTTAATATCTTCTTGCAAATTATCTTCTGCCTTTTCGTGCTGTTCATGGCGTTGTTCATGAATAGTCAACATACGAATCATGTTGTCATTCATTTCTTGAATCTTTTCAATTGATTCGGATAGTTTTTCACACACACGATCAACTTGCTGTATATCTTTTTCGAGCAAGCCAACTTTCATTTCTATGTTGTGTATTTTTTCTTCTTCAGGATACATCTTTGTTACACCTTATTGCGGCAATTTGTGATAGTAGGCATTTCAAATCTACCATTTCTTGATCTATTTTTTCAAGAACCGCTTTTACTTCTGCATCCGTTTGTTGTTTATCTTGCACATATTCTGCAAAACGTTTTGGTTCAACAGGGGTTAGTGTAACATCTTGTAAATGGTAAGACATATTATTTATTTTCATAGTTTTGGTGCCTCGCTCTTTTTAGCAAATTTTTCTGAGGCAGTAACTCCAAGGCCGGCGATGGCAATATACATCATACCCTCAAACACATTTGGATCTACCTTATAATCCCAAAATAAATCTGCAACAAAGGCGATAGCACACAAAACAAATGCGGCGATTGTTACTGCTCTTTTACTGCTGATAAGATCATCTGTACCATCAGATAACATGCTGTGAAACCAATTCACGCCAAAGCACTCACAATTGAAATAGCAGTTGTAATTGCAGCATGAAGTTGTTCTTTCTGCTGCATTTCTTCTGCGTTCATTGTTACGGTTTTTTCAATTTCAAACCCACGAAGAAAATTTAAATATTCTTCTTTGGTAATTTCACCTTGTTCAAACATTGATGTAGCTTCACGATATGAAGCATCTATTTCATTTAAAGTCATCTTGGTTTCTTTCCTATTACTTTTTGGGCCACTTCAGCAGACCGATTAATTTGTTGTAACTTGATTCGGCAAAAACCTTCAGAAACACCAGTACCTTTAGCATACAATTCCCTTCCTTGTTTTGTTAATTCTACGAGGTTGCCTGCCAATTTGTGAGCATCAGGATTATCAGGTAAATATTGTGTAAAGTTTTTCAACTCTACTGAAATGAAATAGAGACCTTCAAAATTATCTTTTGATTTGCTTTGGTCTTTACAATCTTCAACAGCCAATTCAGATAGTGTGCGGACTTTGTTGGTCAATGCATATTCAAGGTTATCATATTTAGCCATAAAGAAGGCATCGTAGACTTTATAACCAACCGCACAGCCTGAAAGAGTGGTTGTAAGGAGTATGGAGAGGATTAAAGATTTCATTTTATTCACCAATACCTAGTTGACCATAATATAATGGATAAACATTTTTCCATGTTGTTGCTGTACCTATTTGAGGACCACCAAGTGATACGTTGGTTGCAATTTTATCTGATGTAACTGCACCAGTTTGAATTTCATTTGAAGATATTTTAGTGAGTGCCATTTGTTTTTCTCTGTTATTTTATGAGCGAAGTGCAAATGCTGTTGTTGTACCGCCTATTTGTGCAAATTGCCAATTTGTTGCAGATCCTACTTGAGCAGGAGAAGATCTATTAGCGCCGTATGTTATATTGTCTCCAAGCATTCCATTAATATTTCTTCCCCATGTAAATAATTGATTTGAAGTTGTAATAGCCAATGCATGACCACCAAATATTCTACCAGATTTCCATGTAGTAAGTGATCCTAATTGTGTTGGACTTGATCGAGAAACAAGATCATTCAAACCTGTGTTACCATATGCAGAACTTCCCCAAACCCATGCTGTTCCATCTGTTTTAACTCCAAAACATACTGTTTGACCTGGCCAGACTTCTCGCCAATTTGTAGAAGAACCAATTTGTATTGGGCTTGATACATTGACGGCAGTATCATTTCCGTAAACTCCTTGAATATTATTTCCTCCAAACATCCAAAGAGTACCATCTGTTTTAACAATAGATATTAAAAACTGACCAACATTAATTTTTGACCAATTTGAAAATGTTACTTGAGTAGGACTTGATCGATTAATAACATCATTAAGTCCCAATGAACCATTAGAGCCAGAACCCCAAACCCATAATGTATTATCAGTTTTAGTAGCAGTTACAACGTTTTGGCCAGCCCAAATGCCATTCCAGGTTGTTTCTGTGCCTATTTGAGTAGGACTTGATCGATTATTAGAATGGTGAATAGCATCATTAAGTCCCATTACTGCATTAGATGGTCCCCAAGTCCAAAGAGTACCATCAGTTTTAATTGCGAAAAAACATGTTCCACCTTGGCCTTGACCGACTTTACTCCAATTTGTTGCTGTACCTATTTGCACAGGACTTGATCGATTAATAGCATCATTAAGTCCTAAAATGCCACCGGTGCCAGAACCCCAAGCCCATAAAGTATTATTAGTTTTTATGGCAATTCTACTGCCATTAGTTGCGCCATTAGCACCTTGTTCACTTGTCCATGTAGTATCTGATCCAACTTGAACAGGACTTGATCTAGTTGTATTAACTGGAACATTTAATCCAGACTGACCGTTAGTATCATCACCCCAAACCCATAATGCTCCTGTGATCCAAGGAGGTGGTACTGTAACCGTCAAGCTAAATGTTCTTGGTGTATCTTGTAACTCAGCATCAATAGCATTTACATCAAATGAATACGTAGTTTCTGCACCAATACTTACAGTACCATAAAAAAGCCCATTAGCCAATAATGTGGTACCTGCTGGTAATGCCGTAGTATTGCTATAAGTTACAGCTGAATCTGAATTGGCACTAATGTTTACAGCAAAGGCCGTATTAGATACCTGACCACTTAAAGTGGCTGCTGTACCCCATATTGGAGTATTTGAGTAAGTTACACCTAAAATTTTAATTGCAGTTCCACCATCTGGATTTGTAACATATAAATTATATGAACCAGCAGTTCTTGATTGTGTTTGAACTCTTAATGTAGTACTGTTAATAAATGTAGTGCTTGTTGCATTTGTTGTATCGATTGTTACAATAGCACCAGATTGAAAGTTTGCACCAGTAATTACTAGATATCCACCAGCTGTATTTACAGCAGTATCATCTAATACTGTATAAGAACTATTGGCGACATTGACTGTAGTGATTCTTGGTGTAAGATTGGCTGCAACGGCCGCATAGGTCGCATAAGTTGCCGTTACATTTGCACCTAAATCTGTTGTGTTAATTGATGCGGCTTCATAAGAACCTGGTTGAATTTGTGTTAACGGCATTTTTATTTTTCCTTAGGCTCGTAGTAATCTTTATATTTAATGATGATTGTTTTCTGTTGTGCAATATAGTTTCTTAATTCTGCCATCGTCAATGCTAACTGTTCATAACCTTCATCGGTCAATCCAAACAGAACTATATCAACACCTTTTTCTTCTAATCGTTTAAAAACTTCTTGAGCATTATCTTTTGTAATAATAACCCATTGTAATTCTCTTGCCTGAATTGGTGCTGGGTCGGACAAGTTTAACCTTGTTCTCTCTACAGCTTTTGTTTTTATCTCAATTGGCTCTACAGACTTCCAACCAAGTATAGAACAACCACTAATGAGAGGGAGCAGTATAGTTGCGATCAATAAGGGACGGACATTCACGGTTTGCCTCTACAGGGGTTTTAGCTGCTTTTTCTTTTTCGTTAAGTGGTGCACCTGATGCCAATTCAATACAACGCAAGGCATTTACTGTACCACGATTTACTAACTTTTCTACTAATTCTGGATTCTCTATTGCTCTTTCACCAATATCTCTTTTAGAAAATTTCTTTGAAAGAGAATCTACATCTTTTTTATTCTTTTCGTTTTGTTGTGCCAGTTCTTTATTTGTTTCTTGTATTTGTGTAATATCTTTTTGTTGTTGTTCTAATAATTCTTGTTGTTTTTGTATACCATCTTGTAACTTCTGATTGTTCATTTCAGATACCGCTAAGTCTGCCTTTAGATTTGTAACATACCAACCACCTGCGGCCAAACCAGCAATGATAATCAAAACAATGACAAGTTTAATTGCTTGAAACATTCTTTCTTCTCATATAAGCAATAAACGAAGCAGTCTTTCTTTTCTTAATACCTGGTTCGCCTTGAGATCCAACACCAAGGCCAGCAATATTACCACCACTTACATTGTTGACAGGCATTTCTTCTTTCAATCTCTTTTTTCTACCTTGACAATGAGCTCTCTGTGAAAATCCTTTTGGATTATTACAGTCGATACTTCTTTTATATTTGTCTGACCAGGTCATTTTATGTCTCTTAGTACATCTGCAATTGTCATATCAACAGCAATATCAGATGATTGTATATTTTGTCCTTTAATGCCTCTTACCGTAATTGGCATATAACTTAAAAACAACAAATAAGTTTTTAATGCAGACCAATCACTTTTACTAATCTTAAAAAATAACATGCGTGTGGTTGGTTCAACACCAAAAACATTATATAAAACTATCAGATGATTAAGAATCAAACGTTCTCTTAATTCACCGTATTTTGTATAACGCCGAAAAAGTCTTTTGATATAATTAAATCGTTTCATATCCTCAGTAAATTCACTCATTACACAATTAGGACTATCATACGATTTAATTGCATACATCATAATATTATCATTCGTCAAGTTATCAAAAGACATTATTCTTCGTTATCTTCCTCCGATACTAGATTATCAATTGTTTCTTCATCACCTACCTGTGCATAGAAATCATAATAACCGTCATCGGTAATAGCATATAAAACATAAAGGTAAATCATTACATCAGGGTTGTCATACTGATTTAAATCAAAAGTAATTTCATCACCTTCAGGATCTAAATCATATAGAGCAGGCATATCAAGACCAAAACGATGTAATGTTTTGCGAATCTTTTGTATGCCAGCCTGTGCGTTTGGTACAGGAAACTCATTTAGTTCCCTGTATAACAAACTGTTTATTTCACTCTGAATATGAGGGTTTAAAACAGAAGAAGATGCACGTTGAGAAGGCTCGTGCGCTTCTTCTGCTTGACCTGGATCTATATTCAGAAATTCTTTAAAGTGAATCATTAGGTGTTAGCGTAAACGATATTATCATTAGCTGTTGTTTGAATGTCTCCACTCATACCGCCAGCAACAATGACTTCCGTTTGCACACGACCTTCACGACCACCTGTTCCTGCTGTGCGTAAAACCCAACCAGTATGAGCTGGTTTGTTTGCTTTGTTTGCAGCAAGAGCAATCTCTGTAGTATCTACACCAAAAACACCGATAGCGGCGCCTGGTACATACGCACCAGTAGTAGTATTTGCATAGAGTGTATAACCATTAGCAGACACACCGAGTCCGCCAGCAACGGCAAATTTTGGTGCGCCAGTATTGGCATCAGTTGCAGAAAATAAAGGCATTTCTTTCTCCTAAAAATTTATTTGGTATTTATGTTACTGCGTTATCGACCTTTTGAACCTGTGAAGTAAGTGTTGGATTTGCTTGAAACTTATCATCGGGTTCAGTTTTCTTCTTCATAATGTCTTTTACAATAGCAGCCTTACGAGTTTCTTCTTTCATAGGTGCCTTTTTCATCTTTTCGACTTGTTTTTTCATGGCCATACGAGCAAGATGGCGAGCAGTCGAATATCCTTTACCATGTTTGCCGGGTACTACTTTTTCTTTTGATTTTGTACCACCTTCGAATGGAGGATTTTCTACAGATTCACTTACAGATTTCCAACCACCACCTTTTCCTTTATACCATTTTGATGCCCAACCATTTGCATATGCTGATGGATACACATCAAACTTTGATCGTGCTAACGCTTTTGCTCTCGACCATAAAGATGGGTTCGTAGGAACATTCTTTTCATCTAACTGTTCTACTTCTTCACGCTTCATGGCTGCAGCAAGGCCTTTTTGACGGCGTTGCATGATATTTTTAGCAATATCACGATACTCACCTTTTTCGGCATGTGGTTTTAATTGTTGAATACTTTTTTGTGCTTGAGTTTTATAAGAAGAAACTGTAGATGGTGATAATTCATCTAACTGTTCCACTTCTTCTTTCATACCTTTACGGCGAGATTCGCCTTCCATAAATGCATGGAGACTTTCAAACTCACTAAAAGATTTGGCAACTTTAACTTGATACCATTCTTCAACTTCACCGCCCATATCAATATATTCAAGAATTTCTTCGCAAGCATATTTGATGAAATGCAATTGTGATTTTACCATTTCAACTTTTTCCATGGTATCACTTTGTTCCTGCATCGCCATTTTTTTGACATGTTTTACTTGTTGATCGTATTCTTTTTCGCCAACGGTATAATGTTCCTCATTGTCTGTTGATGTATGAGGTTTATCTTTTGATTTACCTTTAGCGTAACGAATACTGCTGAAAACTTCAGACGGTTTTTTCATTTCAGGCACCTTTCTTGGCCATTTTGGTGGCGGTGGCATACATTACTGATTTAGCGTCCTCACCATAACGCTGTTTAAAGCCAGACATTTTCTTTTTCATCGACTTAACAATTTCTTCTTTCTTTGCAGTTTCTGGCTCTGTAAGTGTACGCTCTTCAATGGTTTCGATGGCAACACCATTTGTTGCATTTAAATCGGTGACTTCAACTTCTACAGTTTCTTCTTTTACTTCTTCATTTAAAACTTCTTCTTCTTTTTTAAGTGATTCAAAAAGATTCTTTAATCCGCCTTCTTGATACTGTGAAAGTAATCCTGTAAAAGATTCATTTACACGGGTAGAACGAATATAATTTTGACGAGCACCATATTTTTTCTTAGCAGGTTTAGGACTCAAATGTCTTTTTGCTAATCTTTCTTCTTTATCCCAATCTGTGACGCCTGCTTCAAGATCTTTCTCGGGTGTTCTTTCGTGTTTCATACCTGTTGCAGTTTTTGTTGCTGTTCCCATAGTTGTTTTCTTTTTGGTGCCTACAGGATCATCTTTTTCAAATACTTCATCAATCTGCTCTACTTCTTCTTTCTTCACTTCTTTTTTAGCACGAAGCAGTTTGAAGTCGTGAGCATCAATCTTGTTATTTTTATTGGCATCAATCTTATGTTGTTGACCTTTTAATTCTTCTTCCAACATCTTTGGTTCCTGCTTTGCAGATTCACCAGCCAAAATCTTGGCAACTACATCTGCGACATTTCTTGTTTTTTGGTTGTCAAATTGCATGGTTTTTCTCCTGAGTTTTAATAAATTTCTCGCCATTGTAATGCAGCTGCTACGGTTGCAGATTGATTACCGGCTGTTGTAATTGTTCTGACCACTACTACATATACTTCTGAATTTGTTGAATCAAAATTTTGTGTAATAATATTTTTCTTTGCGGTAGAAATTCCTCCGGTGCTTACTGGTGACAAGGAATTTTGTGATGACCCTGACGGAACAAATCCAGACAATAACATATCTCCGTTAGCTGAATCATATGTATTAGCATTAACGCAATATTCACAACCACTATCCGAATCTGCTGAAGTCCACACTAACGCACCTGTGCTATTTGCCAAATGTCCTTGATTTGGTAATTTTATAATCTTAAAAATAATACTATTTGTTTCCGCATATAGTGAAAGAGTTTCCAATTTTACACTTAATCTATTAGGGTAAGTTTGAAATGTATTTTTTAATCTCAATGCAATAAGTGGCAATTCTGTCGCAGATGGTGTAGCTGTTGTTCTTGCATCACCAACAACCGACCAATCAAGTCCAGATTCATTGTAACCACCCTCTGCAATAACAGTAGCACATATTTGATCCATAGAACCGCCAGAAGTTGTTCCTGTATTTCTTATTTCACAACGAACTGGTAAATTTGGATTTGAAATATAAACTTCATCCAATACATTTGAGTGATAGTATTCATGTGCTATAATAAACGCACCATCGTGAACAAAACCAACACGAACACGACCAACACCTAACCATTGAAAGTCAATATAAATTAATTGTGTTTTTGAAGTATCGATATTGAAACCTGATGCTCCTGTGCCATCACAGCGGTCAACATTCCATTGTGATTGTGGCACTCTACGCTTATAAGAACCAATATCTGTTTCTAATGGAGTACCAGTAACAAAAGAACGAATTACAAAATTTAATGTTCCGTTATCTGTGCCGGTTGATGTGTTTGAACCAACTTGCTCAAAATAAATTCCATCACGGTCATCAAAGTATCCAGTTCTCTTTGTCACATTTTGTTGTGCGTACCCAAACACAACAGAAGAAAGAATAACTTGTGATTTGCCTGGTTGATAACTATGATAAAATTTACTTTGGTGTACCGATACAGATGATGTGCTATTGTTTGTTGATAGTGTAGCAGAAGCAGTATTTCCTGTAAACACAACTGAACCGCCATTTGCAGTAAAATCTATAAAGTTTGGGTCAATTGCGTAAAGATGTTTGTAGTCACCAAGTGTAAATGGTTCTGCAACACGCAAACGGCCAAAAGCATCACCAGCAGTGCCAGAAAATGCAGCATCAACTGGCAATCTATTTCCGGTCGACACAATATCACCATTGGCACCATTGGCCAAATACATGACCTCATAGATGTGCCTATTGGTGTTTAAAAACTGATTTGTTTGTGTCGTAAATTGTGTCATAATATATTAACAGTTCCACTTTCTTAGTGCTTTATTGATGCGTGAATCGGGATCATTTGCGGTTTTAGCAGATGTTAAACGCTTCTTCATTCCACCCATTCTTGCACAGAATGATTTACGGCGATTAGCGGCTTTTGAACCAGGTTTCAATTTGCTTGGTTTTGTTGTGACTGCCATTGAAAGTTTTGAACCTGGATTTTCACGGCGATATGATTCAATACCTTTACGATTCAAACCACCTTCAGGATTTTTACCTTCTTTGCGTTGCCATGCGGCCACTTCATCGATTTGTTCTTCTTCTTTTACGCAAGAACCTTTTGAGTATGCAGTTTTTCCTGGAGCAGGTTTGTATCCTGGCCAGCAACGTTCTGCAATAAAATCTTTTAGTCTTTTCATATTGGGTTCTTTGTTTTAAATGTTGAAAGGTTAATTCCTTTTTTCTTTAATTCATCTTCTTTCTGAGCACCAATCGATGCACCAGTTTCATCACCAGTCATTTCATTTGTAACCGTAACTTTACCATCTTTTTTACGGTTCTTTTCACCCATATCTCGACCAATTGATTCGCCGGCAGCTGCCATAGAAATACCTGGTTCGATGCCTTTGTCAATTGATTCTTTTACTTCTTTTTTCCTTTTCCAGATTTCGGCGAGGGTGATTTTTTTGATTTGGCCGGAGGATTCTTCATCACTGCTGGTTTCTTCTCCGGCGTAGGCGTGCTTTTTTGCGAAACCGTAGGCTGTGGTGCCGCCGATGATTCTTCTTTTCTCTGGCTTGGTGTTTTCGCTAATGAGTCCAGAACTTCTGGTTGTGGTGTTGAAAATAGATTCTTCAGAAAGTTTAACATCTTCATTCTCCTCGTTTAATTTAATTACATAACCATTTTTATATGGCATTACAATACCATTCTGTGTATGTGCTTCTCTTGCAGCAGCTGCTCGAAGCATAAATGTTCTTACTTTACCATTTTTATCCGTAAGATATTTTGGTTTCTTTTGTTCTTCAAAATTATTAAGATCAACTTCATCAATTGAAGTGCCTAACAATAATACATTTAATGAATCTCTATCGGATAATTCATATGATTCAGATAATTTACCTTTACCAAAATTAGAAACGTTTACAGGTTTTCCACCTTTACCAGATCGATCAGCAACAGGATCATGGCGGCGTTTAGCTGCAACTGCTGATGCTCTTTCTTTTTTACTTAATTTAGCACGCTTCTCATTTGACATACATTTTGGTTTTGGTTCACCTGGTTCTCTTGCACAAGGACCAATTGCTTCACCTTTACTGTTAATTCTTTTCCAACCACCTTCTGGATCTGTTTTACTAAACCACTTGCGTAAATCTTCTGCAATCAATTCTTCAAATTCTTCGTTGACAGGTTTTTTCATAGGTTCTTTCGGTACTTCAACTAATCTATCATGCACAGAACGGAATGTAACTTTACCATTCGTTCCATATCTACCAAAACCATAATATTGTAAACCTCTTTTCTTGGCATCTTCTGCAGCCTTAGATGATGAATGTGGTTCTTTTACTTCAACTTCTTTGTTTACTTTCATCAGATCTTTTCTCTGTAATTCAGAAGCAATCCAATTTTTAGATGTATCATTCTTCGCTGGTTTATTTGTAAACTTTTGAATGTTTTTATAAATTTGTGTTAATTCTTCTGTTTTTGCTTTTACAACTTCTGGTGGTGCAGTACGCAAATCTTGTGAATTGTCAAACTCATGATAGTTATCTTTAAACATTTCTGCATACTTTGGTCTTGCATTTTGTGATGCATCCCATTTTTGTTTTCTTATTTCTTCTGGTACTGTACGACCACCTCTTTGGCCACGTTCAATGTTTCTTTGCATCGACACATCATCAGCAGTATTCACCATTACCATTGATGACTCGTAACCTAATTCTTCTAACTTCTTTTTAATTGTTCCAATCTTTTCTGCATCATCACCTGTACCATTAATGATAAGACCATTACGACCCATTAATGCAAGGCGTTGACGCAACTCAGTCATATTCTTGGCTTTACCACGAACTAAATCACGGCGATGTTTCTCGGTTGCAGGCATTGTTTTATCAAGACCATGTTTGTCCATTAAAAACTCTAATGCCTTATCAGAATTAATTTCAACAAGACCATGTCCTTGTAATGTATTATCCAAAACATAATCTTTACCAGAACCAGGACCACCTGCCAAGAAAACTGCTTTGAAGATTGATTTGTCATGCACACCTTCATTAAGTAATTCTTCAAAATCGGTGTTCACATCTTCTTTCAATCCCATACCTTTACGAACATCTTTGAACATTTCAAATGCATGTTCATGTGACATTGTTGATGGCACACCTTTTTTAAAGTGAGCAAAATTATTTGTTTTTGCGTGTTCTCTCATCTTACTTGCTGACATACCTTCTACACCTTCAGAATCAGGATCTCTATCACCTGCTGAGTGTACTTCTATCTTTTTAAAATTAAAACGACCATGTGGTCCTTTTACACCATTATATTTGTGTAGAAGATTATGAAATTCTTCTACACGATCTTGGCCACCAACCATATGAAAATGAGTCACACCTGCTTTGTGTAACTTGGCGGCCTGTGCTAAAAAATTTGGTGCCTCTTTGTCTGATGCCATAACATGGACACCAGGAAATGCACGTTTAGCATGTTTTAATTTTTGTGCTGCGGAGAGTGGATTTTTCTCAGAATCTTGAGAGTGCGAAACTACGATATGTGCAGTACCGCCAACCTTTTGTGCGATACTTTTGACTTTATTGACTAGTTTTTCGTGTCCGAGAGTTGGTGGATTAAGGCGACCAAATGCCATAACAGCGTGTTTTTCTCTCTGCTCAAATAAAAAATCTTTAAATTTCATATGTAAATGCCTTTAAAACCGCCGCAAGATTTATATTTTTCGCCTCTTAACATTGTTTTAAAATTACCATAATTTAAATTATTTTCTTTACAAAAATCTCTTATATTTTTAATAATTTTTTCCTCGCCTGTTGGAAAAATAATTTTAGCTTGGCGAGCAAATAATTTGTCCTGTCTTTCTTTCATATAACTTCTATCAAATTTATTGCCACCAAAAGCATCTTTTCTTCTTTTTTCATAATCTTTAAGTGAAATATTATCCCAAAACTTTTTAGATGCTAAACCTGATTTTATTGAATGTTCTTTTCTTTTTTCTTCTGATAAGTTAGTAATTATATCTCCACCAGTCGCCACCTTTTTTTCATTATAATAACGAATTCCAAGCTCAATAGGTTGAATCATATCCAACCAATATTGTTCTCTGGCAAGTAATTCTTTAGAAGTTATTTTTTCGTGAGATTCCAAAATTCTTCGTTTAAAGGAATCTGGTCTACTTTTGAAGGCGGATTGAAAACGGCGATTACTTCCAATATAACCATCCGTTGGAAGACCTAGATGGCTTCCAAGGTAATATTTTTTTCTAATTATATCGTACCATAGGTACACGAACCCAAATCTCATATCTCTCCCGCCTCTACAGCAGTTAATCTATTTGCTATTTATAATTTCTTGCAACGGAATAACATTATCCGTACAAAGACCAAAGAAACCTTTTTTGATAGATTCTTCAAGTGACCACTTCAGTTCAGGCATTACACCAATGGTCATAGGGCCAGCTGGTAGTTGGCCTGGATATGCCCAAGTGTAACCAAAACTGGTCATCGTGTAATCATCTTCTTGATGCCAAAAACAATTGAATCTTTTTAATTTCAAAATCTCATGTAATGATTCACGCTCTTTACAATGCAACCAAAGCCAATCTTTGTTTTCTAATAGATATTGTACTGTAACTGGATATTGTGGTTCATCATGGCCAAAATAAAATTGATCATTACTCCAGCGTAAATCGACTTCAACTGGTGTATCTTTTGAAATGCAATAATCTACAATTTCAGGTCTGTTTTCATTGAACAGATCTGGTCCATCTAAATTACCTCTGTGTGATATAATCATCATAAGTTTATAATTACTCCCATGTTTTCACCATCTGGATATGGTAATTTTACTTCAATGCTTTTTCCAAATACATTTTTTACATGATCATGCACTTTTTGAGTGCAACTCCATGGATAAATGTCATGAAAAACAAATACAAATTTTTCTGCAAGATGCGGTTTAATTGCATCAACATCTTTAATCATTTGGCCTTCAAAATGCCCAGCATCTAAGAATACAAAATCAAGTTTATCTGTGAAATGTTTTGTTATTGTAGAACCAACATCATCTGGTGACCAACCAATTTCTGGAAACATTGTACCTTGCAATTCAAATTTTTCTACAAGATATTTTACACTTTTGTAACCGTCTGATTGTTCATACACTTGTCTTTCAAATGTTTCATATGTGCCAGCATTGTCATACTTTTCTTCTACATATGCATCCATTGTTACAAACTTACCACCTGTTTTTTTAAATGCAGTACCGATGGCAGAACCTGAAATGCCAAATGCGGTTGCTAGTTCAAACCCTCTTTGTAAATTATTTTCTAAAACAATGTTATGCAAAAAGTCCCACTCTTTCTGCATAATACTATAAGGTACAGAATGACCTTTCATCTTAATGTGGCCACGGCCACTTCTTTCGTAACCTACAGGACCATCATTAAAATTTAAAATTTCTTCAAGCATTCTCTTTATCCATTTCTACATACGCACCTTTTGGTGTATGCATTAATGTTTTATTGATATTAAATTCTTTCCAGTTTAGACCTAAATTTTTAATGTGTTGTTCTGTTATGACATGGGGACATAATAACTTCGTTTGTGCATAAATTGGTGCAATAAAACAAATAATTTTAGAGAAGAACATCATCTGTGCCAAATTACCAACTTGCATCAAATCACCAGTACCTTGGCCTAAATGATTTCGATGTGCAATAGTGTAGAAAGTATTTGGTTCAAACTCTGGAAGATTCTCATGAAAAATCATATCAGGCCGCATACGAATAACTAAATCATAATTGTTTTGTAATTGAGCCACATGTTTTTCCATCAATGCAACACCTTGATGAATTTTATAATACATCGATAGAATATTTTTTGGTCGATGTGCAAAGTTTTCAAAGTATGTACCACAATGTTCAAAGTGTTTATTGAAATCTTTCCAATATTCTTTTACATAATAAAGTGGTTTGTATGTATCAATTACTTCCTGATCTACAATTTCAGGTGCACCTTCGTAGATGCCTGTTTCATTTTGTTTGTCACCAGGAATCCAATATGCTTCATCATCCCAAGTGTGAATAAAAATATCGGGTGTGTAACGATCAATAATTCGTTCTTTAAAATTAGGAAACACCTGCTTCCAACAACGCAGGTGTCCTGTCAAAATAACAGCAGTTTTCATTTGTGATTTTCCAAGAAATAATTTAAATCTTCAGGTGTACCAATACCCCACATCTTTTCGATTTGTTTGACACGAATTTTTTTACCATCTTCAATCGCCTCATTGAATACAGGACAAACATAGAATTCATTGTTTGTGCGAATATTTTTTGCAATCATTTGTTCTGCATACTTAACATAATCAGAACCTTTTTTCCAAAAGTAAATGCCTACAGTTGCGTTATCAGAAATAGGTTTCTTTTCTGCAACTTCTGATACAAAACCATCTTCATTTAATTTAGCATACGACCATTTTGGATGCGTGGCTTTAAATGTCAGAATACCACCATCAATCGCATCAGCATTGAAAGCGTACATACACTCATTTGAATTCCATTCAACATACTGATCAGAGTTTGCCATTACAAGTGGTGCATCATTATCAATAAATTCTTTTGCAAGTAAAGTTGTGCAGGCGGCACCTTCTGTCATGCCATCGACCTGTACAATTTTACAATTAGGTGTAATTAAATTCAGTAGATACTTTAAATTATATTTTTCATAATGTTCTTTTTGCACGATGAAAATATAATTGGCTTCTATATTTAAATTTTCTACTACAACTTGAATCATTGGTTTACCATGAACTTCAATCAATGGTTTTGGAAATGTATAACCTGCTTGTGCAAATCTAGAACCTGCACCGGCCATAGGAATTAACACATTTAGTTTTTTATCACGCCATGGTATTGCAGAGTCACGGTGGGATTTTTCATATTCTTCAATTTTTTCCATAAATCGTAATCCATTTAAGTCATTCGCATTTTCTACAGGATAAAGTATTGCACCAGAATCAATGGCACCTTGACGGCCAATGTGACTATCTTCAATGATAATAGTATCTTTTGGTAAAGCACCAAGTGCTATCATACATTTCCAATACATTTCTGGAAATGGTTTTGTTCTTTTCACATCTTCATTACTTACAATGTAATCAACATGGCCTAAAATTCCAATTGCGTCAAGAGCAATGCGAATTGTTTCTCGAATGGAATTACTGGCAACTGCAACTTTCCAACCTTTTAATTTACATTGTGTAATAATATAGCGAGCAGTATGATTTATTTTTAAGTCACTTAATAACTTAAATGTTGCATTTTGTTTATCTTGCCAAACTTGATTGAAATACTTTCTATCTAAACCTTTTTGTTCAGATAAGAGTTCAAGTTTTCTTGTGGTGTTGAGACCATCATATGTGCTTAAATGTTCTTCACGACTAATCACATATTCTTCACCAACTTTTCGTAAAGCCTCATTTAAAGCATCGTAGTGAAGTTCTCTTGAATCAATTAAAACACCGTCAAGATCAAAGATAACCAATTTAGCGGGCATCACGGTGTACCTTATTATGTTTCACAATTGATTTGCCATTACATTTCCATTTAGCACTTGTACGCATACGCAAAGACCATTCAACATCTTCTGCGGTACCCCATGTCATTTCTTCGTTCATTGGAAATTTTTTGTAAAAATCCTTCTTAACAATCATATAACCACCAGACTGGTACATACAGCGGGTGTGTGACCAATCATCATAAGACATTGCTGTATATCTTGGAAAAATTGGAGAATCCCATGTGACCCAATCGGTGAAGTGGCGATTGCCGTTAATCAACAGTTGTGCGTTACTGCAAACATCCCAATCATCACCAAATTCTACAAAGTTTTTATACCAATCAGAATCAAATGTATAGTAATCATGCATCACGACTACATTATCATACTTAGCAGAATCAACTAACATATTTTTCTTGCGTGTAATCCAACCTTCTTTTTGTGTTTCATCAAATTCTATGGTGTTTTTAAACTGGTCATTCTTTGGGCCAATTAAAAGAATTTCATGATCAAGAATATTCAATGCTTTGATTGAATCAATTACACCTTGAATTTGTTCGGTGTTCTCATATAATGTTAAAATACCAAAACTAAATTTCATGTTAACCTCATTATGTCATCAACTGTATGTCTAATCAAATGATTATGTATAACATATTCATATGCATTTTCTGAACGAATTGTGTTACGTAAAGTTTTATATTTTCTCATATACTTCAATAATTCTTCATCTCTATCGTATGTAAAACCAAAATCGCTCATTAGGCGGCCGCCAGCGATATTGCGTGATGCCCATGGCGTATGATTTAACATAGATTCTAAAAGAACCAATCCAAATCCTTCACGGTGAGAGTGCATAATGTAAAGATCCGATTCACGAATTGCAGACATAACATCGTTGCGATCATCAATCATTAATGGTCTGACATATTCTGATTCTCTAGGCATTAGACCATAACGATTATCATAACCAGTTAAAACTAAAGTAATATCCCATCGACCAACTTGATTAAAAGTATCAACCAATTCATGCATCGCCTTGTTTGGCCAATAACCACCACAAGATAGAAACATCAATTCTGTTTTGATGCCATATTTTTCTCTAAAGCCTGGCATGCCAGTAGAAGATCTTTCATCGATGCCATGACTGATTCTTTTTGCTTTCTTTTCAAGACCTTTTTTCTTAATCCAGTCCCAATCTTCTGGCGCTGAGCAACCGATGTATTGTACATGTTCACAAGCGTGTTTATATGTTTCACTTTCAGAAGGAATGATTAACATGAACAACATTGGAGAAATCTCAGCAATAGCATGAGAACGATTCAAAACAAAATCTTGAACACCAACATCACCACCATGTACCACAATTAGATCCCATTTTTGGCCAAGTATCTCTGCATTACTTGTAACCTTTACACCGTTTCTATCACCTTTGTGTTCACCCGTCAACACAACGGCTTCATGGCCACGGCGTACAACTTCTTCTGCCATATCTCGAACATAGTTTTCAGATCCACCAGGAAAAGGAGGATAACGATGCACAACAAACAGTATTTTTTTCATCCGTATTTTTTCTCCAAAACTTTTGCAATCGCTGGCACTCTATCGTATTGGTGAACGATACAAAATTCTGTTCCTTTATTTGTTTTGACAACATCATTTTCAAACTTAGGACTTGGTTCTAATAGATATGGTTTAAACTTCTGTATCTTTGTTGGATCACCTGTAGTTCCTAATTGACATGCCCATCCATTTTCAGATTTCATGTATAAAGATCTTTCAGTATACGGATGTTGTGAAATCATAAAGTTGAATGTTGATTGATCACAAATAGGAATAGGACGGCCTGTACATGCTACAAAAATATTTAAACATAAATCTTTCATAGCTTTAGCTCGACCACCTAAAACACCTACATTGTAAATTTCATTATCTTTAAATTTCTCATAGATGAATTGACCATAAGTCTCTTTTAGGTTTTGATCACCCCACGGTTCATTCTTATAACGAATACTTTCAGAAGCAAAAACCAAATCTTTATCAACGTAAATGTTTTCTCGCAACCAACGGCCAGGATCTTGTTGAAACACAACATCTTTTACGTCAGTAGTAATTACATTTCGGTGTTTAGATGGATCGATATAATTGTAGATATGAATAAATCTTTCTACATGCACCATCATATTTGATTCATATACAAGATTACCTTGATTGTCAGTTTTAAATCCGACAATCTTAAATCCAGCTTCTTGTACCTTTTGTGCGGTGTCTCTGTCACAGTTCATCAGAATGAGTACTTTCTCACCCTTAAAACCTGACATGTTGATTGAATTGATCCAATATTTTATCTTAGACCAATCATAATTAGTTGAACAACCAATGATCAAATCATTCTCATCACCCATAACATCTCCAATCTGTATCTATTACTTAGTCTTTTTATACCTCTTAATGACGGCAGAAGTTTGACCTGGAGTATCAGCAATATACTTTCTTACCAGTTTTTCTGTGCCATCTTCACCTGCACCATATTCTTCACTCACACTTTTATGTAGTTTGGTGCCTGTTACGTTTTGAATTAATTTCCATGCATCATGTTTTTTCTTATTGTCTAAATGGTATCTTAACTGTTTTTTCTGATCAGATGTGGCAATATTGTGAAACTTAACAAGTTCCATCACACCAATATTACCTGCATATGAGGCTTCTTCTATTTTCTTTTTAGTCATTTCGTGTAAGTTGTAGTATCTTTTGAATTTGAGATTCAACTGTAGATTTTCTGTTTGGCCAGTAAATGTATTCTTTATCGGCAGTTTTAAGTAACTTAGTAAAAAACGGTAATACAAGTTTCTCAACTTGTGTTAATCGTGCTTTGTATTCTTCGGCTGTGTCAGCAGTTTCAGATATTACTTTATTGTATTCTTCTTCTGATACGGCAGAAAAACCAAAATCATCATCACCGTATTCTGCTAAAATTTTATTCAGATCGTAAGCCATTATTTGTCCCAATTTTTCGTAGCATTAAAATTCGCCTGACTGAATTCTAATCTATCAATTAACTTTACTGCATTACCTTTTAATCTATCTACTGCTACAAACCCTTCAGGATTTGTAACTTTAAATCCTTTGTCTGTTCGTAAAAATGTACCTGTAACTTGCCGTATTTCTTGTAACTTTTTCACAATCATATTTTTAGCAAAAACTAAAATGTTTTGCAGGTCAAATATAGATTTTAATTGTCCAGCATTGTTACGAAAAAAACGCATGACTTCTGTTTTTTCTTTAATGCGTTTCTTTTTAGTATCTTCTTTTTTTGCTTCTTGTATTTCTTTATTTAACTTAGCTTCGATCCATGAAATCAACTCTATCGTATGCCTTCTGGTGTCAGTTATTCTTTCACCTTGACGAACTTTTGCATTGTTGAATGTCTTAATATAGGTTTTATACACATCACTCGTAGCAATCTTATTTAACACCAAAGAATTGATCGATTGAAATGTTTTACCTGCGGTAGACAAAACACCTGTAATTTGTTTTGTTTCTTCTTCTGTAAACGATGCAGAACCAGAAGCATCAGTAAACGATGCATCACGAAACCAAACATCTTTTGTATTTCGTAAATAACCAATGTCGATATTAAAAGATGCTTTCATATCGGCCATAGTTTTGCCACTATATGATGTATGAAACACGACACCAACTTGAGCATCTAACATTTTTTTGGCCAATGCACTACTAGTAGGCACAGCATATACGATTGTGTTTGGTTGAAATGTGATATATGATTGGCCTTCAATCGATTGTCTTGTAATATCACCTTTCACAAACATCATGTCACCTTGCAAAATACCTTTAATGCCAAGTTTTGGCAGGTGTTTCAATGCAGCTTTTAGTTTTACATTCAAGCCTTCACCAGGGTGGTTTGCATCAATATCTTCTTCTGTATAGTTTAATTTGGCGGCCTTGTTGAATACTGATTTAGTACCAACGAAGAATTTGCCATTTTCTGGATTAGTACCTGCAAATATGGCAGGTGCGCCATCCCATTTGGTCGTTACATTTATTTTTGTTTGAGAATTGCCAGCCAACATATTGCGTAATGATTGCAAAAAGTTAATTGCGTCACGAGCACCAGAAACACCACGATTTAACACTTCATCCTCGATATGCTCAGCTATTCAAGGTGAACATTCTTGCCAGATTTTTCTTCAGCAAGAAGTACACCTTGATTTTTCTCCATTAAAAAGTCGTTAAAATTAAACATATGTTATTCTTAAATTATATTTTTTTGAATATCTTCCATCTTTTGCGATACTCTTTAATGTTGAGTAAGGAATATTTTTAATACTATTAGCAAAAGTTTTTAGACAATTAAATTGATTTACCAAATTATCCATTTCAACTAGAACTTTTTTGGCTCTAGGATTTTTTTCTCCCTTATGGTTAGGTTTATTCCAATTTCTATTCACACTTTTTGAACCTATGATTCTTTTAGTTTCTTCTGAGTGTTTTTTACCATACATTGGATTATTTTTACCATAAACATCTCTTTTAATCCATTGCCTACAAATTTTTCGTTCTTCTTTGGTAAATTTATTCCAATACTCTTTTAAATAGTCGCTGTTACCACCAAAACCACCAGATGTTAAATTATAAAAAGTATTATCTTCAACAGCATTATATTTTTTTATCCAATATTCTTCTGATTTACTCAATTCCTCAAAATTTTGACATTCTTGCAATATAACTCTTTCAAAATTTTCTTTTCCATATTTTTTTATGGCAGATTTTAATAATTTTCCAGAACCCAAATAATTTTTTTCATGTGTGTTTTTACACATTCCGATGTATTTTTTACCATTAATTTTATTGGTGGTCAAATAGACGAATCCGTACATAAAATTCCCTTCTCATCTATTTATAAAAAAATCATCTTCTACGTGTTCATTAACTGTACTTTATAAAAATACTACTGTTCTTAGTTGCTGATGAAGCATATTCAAAAATATATTTGCAGAAATCATCTTGTTTTCCTGCTTGTATTACATTATAGACTAAACTGATACCAATGTATTTGGACATCCACCAAGTTTTATCTTTTCTGTGTCCTGATTTTGCTTGTAATACTAAATTATCTATGCTATCTTTTGAACCAGATAATTTCTTAAACATCGTTGCAAATTCTTTAAAATCAGAATCTTTTGGTTTATCAATTGGTGTTTGATTTGGTTGCGTAAGTTTCGTTCTTGGCACACCAGATTCTATAGCACCAGCAAATATTACTCCGCCGCCAATTTTTCCACCAGCTGCGGTCTTACCTTTAATTTCTCCTTGCCACGATGATGGTTGTGGTCTACTTGAGAAATTTCTAAACTGTATTTCACCATCTATACCTTCAGATGTGTATTGTATGTAAATATCTTTCGAGTCTGTCATATTACTGCCAAGTTTTATGCCTCTAAACTTAGCAATTAATGGTTTACCGTTATTAAATATTTTAGAATGTGCAGATGTGGCTTTTGGATCTAATTTTTTGAGTGATATGCCGATCAAATTAGTTTTGGCGAACTCATCATAAATGTACCTGTTATAATCTCTAAGTGTTGGCCAACCAGTTTTCAATTTAAAAGATTTTTTGACCATCCAAATATCAGCAGGATTCCATTTGTCATCACCTGTGATACCACTTTCTTTTTTAAATTTTCTCCACTCATTGTAAATAGAATCTACAAAACGACCACCACGATAAAACTTAAAATTCTTTCCTGATCGAGCACCAGGAACTTCTTCAAATATTTTGTTTGCTGTTTTGACAATACTTAAAAACCATTTTTCATCTAGACCTTTCATGCATTGTTTCAAAGTTCTATCGCAATCTGCATCAGCAATTGTTCGTTCAGTAACTTGAGAAATATCACCTAACGGTTTGCCATAGTGTTGTCTAGTTGCACAAGCATAAGCCTGTAGTGATTCTGCTAGTGCAGTTACTTCTGCACCAGCACCTGACTGACTTGAAGTATCTGTATTAACTTTGGTAGGGATTTTCATAATCATTTATTTATCCTACCACAATTACCGTATAATGTCAATCTCCTTATCGCCAGTCCATACTTCCATGTCTGTTCTTATGCGGTTTTCTGTCTGAAGTGTTGTAAATCTACTACAAGCCTTGTTCTTCCACCACTTTATGATGTTGGCCAGACCATGTTTGTCATAGTTTTCCTTGTCTGGCACAAGTTTGTCGGTCTTGCCAAGTACTACATCTTTATAGTTTGAATAACCATAATTTGAATAGTAATATCTTTTCTTTTCGGTCAGACTTTTGGCTTTTTCGATGATGTTCATAAATGAATCATAATGATCTTTATGACTCTTTAATGCTGATTTTGTCATCGCAATTGTAGTATTAATGATCTTCAACTTGCGACTACTTGCATCTTCAGGTACAATAGGGCCACCATTTACATCTTCTACATATTTTACTAAATCTTCATAAGGTTTGCCATGCATCATTGGCAGAAAATCTGAATCAGTAGTGCCAGCAAATCTGAGGTAGGGCTTCATGCCGTCATATTGTGATACAGATTTGGAACTACCATACAATGAAGTTGTTTCAAACAAACAAGTATTCATGCTATACTTTTTGTCAAGCATCGATTTCACTTCATGTGAACAACAGATACCTGCAAGTAACTTTCCGCCAAGATAATTGAAACCGAAAGGTTGCGCTGGCACAATTACAAATCCCATTGCTGCGGCTTTATTAAATGACTTTGTTGTACTTTCTTCATTGGTGATTACACACTCAAGCAATTCATTTCTCGGTTTCATCATAATTGTTGGCGAACCAATACGAATAAAACCAACCCACTTCTGAGTATTTTTTTCTAATACAGCTAATCGTAAGTTTCTGCCTGGACTGGAAAGATTGTTGTGTGATGAAATAATGTCAAGATACAATTGCCAACGACTAGATTCCATTTCAATGACTTCAAAATCCATATCTTGCGGATTCATAGTGAAGTCAGAAAACAAATCTTCTTCGGGACCACAACCAGGCAAAGCAAAAGGTAATTCGGCCAATGAATTCAATTTTTGTTCACGCATGTATTCATCAATGCGATTAAAATCCTTGAAATAATTTTCAAAGACTTTTGAACAATGTAGTGCTTGATCTAGGTTCATTCGTATTGTGTTAATAAATTATGTTTACCTGCTTCAAATAGTCCAATGGCACCAACAAAATCTTTGGTGCAGGCATAGATTTCAACTTCACCATCAACATGCATTGAAGATATTACAAATTCTGTGACTTCATCTTTGTCAATTTTTTCTCTCAATGCATCAAGAACTTCAATCAAGTCATCTTTCATCTTCTTACTTGTTTTTTCAACCTTTGGTTCAAATTGAACTACTTTCATACTTTGATTCCTTCAAATTTAGAATTGAACTTGCGTTCACGATTACCAAAAGTATTAATAGGTTCGTCATCTTGACCTGCATCTACGATACCTTGTTGCGCTGTTGGTTCTGCATCAAACAAACGCATCTTAGCTCTATCAATACCTACCACAAAACGCTTAAAGTGATTAGGATCACCAAAACGATTCTTCAATTGTTTGACCATGATTTGATTTAACTGTTCTAATTCTTCTGTAGAAATCAAAGCAAACATAAAGTCAGCAGTCGCAGGAAGACCAAAAGATTCTGATGTATCTTCTAGACCTGGATCTGTATTTGTAAAACCACTTCTTGTTGTTTGTGTTGCACTCATAACAGGCACAGCAAACTCTACTGCAAGACCACGAAGTTCTTCTGCAATGGCCTTGATATAAGAATATGAGTTTACACTTGCACCTGGTTTGATTCGTGATGATGCACAGATGTTTAGGTAATCAACAAAGATAATATCTGGTCTAAAACTCTTTTTCAGTTGCAGTTCATTAATCAAAGATCTAAAATGCAATACAGAAGCACTTGCAGTTGGATATTCTTTGATGATTAATTTACCATGTGTTTTACTACGCAATACTTCAAACTTTCTTTCGTAATCAGTTTTAGGTATCACATGAAGTTCTTGCATGTCAATGTTCAACAGATTCGCATCAATACGCTCTGCAATCTTTTCTTCTGCCATTTCAAGTGTAATATACAACACATTATGGCCTTGAGATAGACACGATGCAGCCATATGACACATAAACAATGATTTACCAACACCAGTACCTGCCAAAGCGATATTCAATGTTTTGATTGGCAGACCACCTTTAGTGATCTTGTTGAACATGTCAAGGTCAAATTTGATACGAGCTTCTGTCTTGTGATAGAAATCATATCGGCGATCCATATCTTGCATGTAATCGTGACCAATCGATGAATCAAATGAAACTCCAAGTGCTTCACTCAACAAAGTTGGTATTTCACCTTTTGATTTGCGGCCTTGTTTATCATCAAGTATCGATACAGATTCCATAATTGCATTATAGATTGCACGATCTTGGCAGAACTTTTCTGTTTGTTCAATGAGCCATTGTTTTTCTGTATCTTCTTTACGACCTTCGTGTAATTCTTTTAGAAGTTGTATTGATTCACGGACTTGTTCTTCACTTAGATTTTTAGTTTCAGTAAAATTAATTACAAGTGCTTCATGTGTTGGTAGATTTTTGTATTTGTTGATAAACTCTTGGACTTCATTGAATACCGTTTTCTCGGTTAGGTCGTTAAAGTATTCTGCTTTCAGAAAAGGCAAAACTTTTCGTGAATAGTCATCATTGTAAATCAGATTCTTGAGGATTGTTTGTTCTAATCGGTTCATTCGCAATAATTATTTCTGTAAGAATATCTCCCATCATTGTAACAAATTCTTGATCATTTTTCAATAGATCAGGATCATGATTACCTGAGTGCAGAATATTGTAACTAAATTGTAGTTTAGGAATGTCTAGTTCCCAAGAGAATCGAACTGTACCATAAGAAAAAACTACTGATGAATATCTACCATCAGTAATTTGAACCCATGTTACATCATCTACAGGTGAGTTTTGAAATCTATACTTCGGTAACTTCTTCTTCCGAAACATCCTCTCCCATAATGCTACCATAGGAGATAGAATATTTCTTCGAAATGAATTCTTTAAACTTAGCATTTTTTAGAATATCTTTCCAAAATTCTTTTGTGTTAGTATCAGATTCACGGAACTTCTGACTATCAATTTCACCAGTTTCTTGATTTACTTTTGCATACCAACCAGCTGTAGGTTTCGAAACAAAGTTTCCTTCAAGAGCAATTTCAAGTAGACCTGAATATTTGTTGATACCACCTTCAAATGATACTGTGACAGGAATTTTAGATTTTTCACGAACATAACGAGACTTTTCAACATTGATGATAAAGTTATAACCAACAATATCACCACCAGTTTTTTCTTGCTGACGGCCAAGAATCCAGATTGTATCAGCAGAGTAGTAAGAACCTGTACCACCACCAACAATATCTTTTGGAAACATGCCAATTTCTTTATAAGTGTGATTGACAACAACCATTGGTACATCTTTAATTGTAAGATGTGGTGTAATCATACGAAACAATGATTTGATTTGTTTTGCACGGGTCATGTCTGCAACAGATTTGCCTTCAAGTGAATCTTCAACTTCTTTACGAGAAGCCAAATTACCAATTGAATCGATTACAATAATTACATGGTCTGTTTTTTCCAGGCCTTGCAATTGATTCATAATATCATGTTTCAATTCTTCTACATCAGTAATTGGTGTATGAAGAACACGACCCATATCAATATCAAATGTTTCAAAATATTTCTGTGGTGTGCCAAATTCTGAATCATAAAATAGAACAACAGCATCACTATACTTCTTCATGTATGCAGATGCCATTAATAATGCAAATGCTGTTTTGAAGTGTTTAGATGGACCTGCCAACATTGTAAGACCTGGTACAAGGCCGCCATCTAACCTGCCTGATAGTGCCACATTAATCATAGGCACATCAGTAGGAATCATATCTTTTTCAGTAAAGAATTTTGATTTTTCAAGAATAGACGATTCTTTAATTGTCGTATTCTTTTTCAGTTTGTCTAATAAACCCATGTTAAAATGAACCTCCGTCAAGTTTGGTAATCTTAGATTTAGGGATAACTTCGTTTATATCTTCCATATCATATTGTATCACAATATCATCATCATCGTCAACCTCTATAATCTTTTCTTCCCCATCTTCTACCGTAATAATCTTCTTTTTACGGGTTTGTTTGAATGTTTTTTGAGCGGCAATTAAAAGTAAGATTGCCAATGGGTCAAATACGATAATGATTGTAATAATAACAGATCGTACAGCTTTATCTATAAAAGATGGGTCTGCTTTATCAAAGAAAAGTTCGGCGACATACTTAATTGGACCAATTTCTGCCGTCAGTTTATTTTCTTCTGCAAGTAAAGGTAATTTTTCAGTTGTAATTCGTTTGATTTCTGCTTGTGTTTCTTGTATCTGCCGGTCAATTCTATTCGTGGCCGTTGCAGGGTCACCTGCACGTTGTAACAGATATGTCAATCGTTCTTTAGCAATCTTTTCTTGTGCTTCGATGTTTCTTAACTGTACGGTGTTTGCACCAGAAACAATTGTAGAATCAATGTGTGCTTTTGAAAGATAACCAAAAATACCCATCGATGTAATTGTCATTAACAAAAACACCGCAATTGAAAAGTATGTTTTAAGTAATTTACCTGCAAATGACCAATTGTTGTATAACCAAGAAATTGTAACCAGTTTAGCAATTTCAAGTATCGATCCCATGATAACAACTGGCCAAAAAGAACCAGGAAATATCTGTGCCAAACCAATGATTGAATAATATGCGGCTACTACTGACAATGCGATTGCAGTTACAAATGGCAACCACACTTGAGAATTAATTTTAATCATGCGAAAAAGTCCTCTAATGAACTCTGTTTCTCAACATGCCAACCCATACAATCAAGAATAATCTTAATTGGTTCAATAAAGGATTTCTCGAACTGTAATTCATAATCAATGTACTCATGTAAACCTAGTTCGACTGGCAATCTGTTTGGATATGAAATGACTGTATCTTTTACAGGATTAGGTGTTTTGAGATAAGAGAATTTTAATTTTTCACCATCTTGTATCAAAGGGTATTTTTTTGTTAAATCTTTTTCTTTAAGAATGTAATTGTATATCAACGCACCTTTGACATGAATTGGTGTACCTTTCTTATATATCGATATAGAATCAGAGTATTCTCTGATACCATTCACGCCTCTTGGAAAAGAAATATCTTCAGGCGGAAGTTTCTTAAACTCTGCACGAAAGTTTGCAATAAATTCTTGAACTGCTGCTTCATCTTTGGTAATCATAATTTTAATGAGCAAAGACATTTTCTCACGAATAGCAGAAGGCGTAGATGATTTGACCATTTCAAGACCCATCACCTTCATATCAGGTTCATCGTATGCAACACCTTCGTTATTATACACATGCATAATATAGCGTTTCTTGGCAGTCCATACACCTTTGTCAGCCAAAGCTTCACGCTTCATTCTCATCTTTTGCGAGTATGCGTGAACGTAGTCAGCAAGTTCTTGATAGCTCTGATTAATAAATGGTTGTATTTTATCCTCACAGACCTTGTCCATGAAGGAGATAATTCTTGGAGTTTTCTTCTCACCCGTATACACTTTATCAACGAGTTCACCAAGGCGGAGATAAATCGAGTCTGTATCTGATGCGATGACATAATCATTTTCCGTTTTTAATAATTTGTTCATAAATTGATTCAACTTCTTTTCAATCCATCGAATAGAAAGTTGACCTGCCATTGTAACTGCAAGTGCCTGGCGAAGATCATAGAAACGGAAATACTGAGAACCTAATGCACCATAAGCAGAGTTAAGTGAAACTTTCTTTGCTAGTTGTAGATTATTATATCTCGCCACTAGTTTACCAATTTCATTCTTCTTTACTTCATCTTTTTCGTTTACATAATCTTGTTTAGCCTTCAACATCATTTTCTTAAACTTCTTACGATCTTCATACATTTCTTCCATCATTTTTGGCAAGAAACCTTGAATATCGGTGCGAAAGAATTGGCCATTTGGTGTGAGTGTAACACCATTTAGATTTTTTGTGTCAATTTTTTGTTCAAGCATTTTATCAACATTGACACCTTGCATCAACACCTGACGCATTTCATCAGTATAATCATCAGATTCAACAAGAGTTTCTGGTGAAATATTATACTGCATCATCAGGTGAGGGTACAAAGAATCAAGGTCAAATGATGCGACCCATGGATGCATACCAACTTGTGGCTCTTTTACATAAGCACCTTCAAATGCAGAATCTTTTCGTTTGACAACCTTTGGCGGCACAATGATTCTTTTAGCCAGAAGGTGAGAATAGATAAGAGAATCCCACATTCTTGTTTGAGCAAAAACATCTTCATAATTAGTTTTTGTGTCGTATGCCAGAGTAATGGCCAACTGTAAGAGTTTTAGTTTATCTTCTAGTTTGACAACAAGTTCTACGTCTTTAATATTATACTCAATAAACTTTTGATAATTCAACCGATACAACTGGTGTAGATTATCATATTCAGAATAATCTAATTTCTTTTCACCTAGTTCGACATGTGCGATGTTATCAAGTCTGTACGATTCTTGTGATTTGCCGCCTGGCGCATACCATTTGTAAAGCTCAATATAATCAAGAGCAGCAACACCGGAAATATTATACGCAATTAGTTCTCTCCCGTTAAAAGTGGTTCTTCTTTCCCACACATTATTCCATGGTGAAAGTTTACGCATTTCATCTTCGCCAAGAAGATTTTTAAAACGATTTACGAGATAAGGAATATCAAAGAATTCAGTATTCCAACCTGTAATAATATCGGGATAGTTATCTTGCCAATCTCTTAAAAACTTTTTACATAACGAAACTTCATCATCACATTTTATATAAACTTCTTCACCTTGCACTTCATAGTCACCACAACCATAAACAGTAATGCCACCATTTAATTGGCGAACAGCAATAGCCGTGATAGGTTCACTTGCACGATATGGATCAGGAAAACCATTTTCAGAACCGACCTCAATATCGATGATTGCAATCGATAGTTCGTTTTGATCCCACTCTATTTGTGCTTTGAATTCATCAGCAATGAAGGCATACTCATATCTATCATTTCCAAATATTTTGAAATTTTCTACACCGTCATATCTCTTAACAAAGTCACGAGCTTCACGAATCGATTCGAATCGCATAGCCTCAAGATTTTCACCGAAAAGAGTTTTAAAATCGGTAGGTTTTTTGGTTGGCAAAAACAAAGTAGGCGAGTATTGAACTTTCATCCGTACTCGCCTACCTTTTTGCACACCACGGTAGAGAATGTTGTTGCCTTGTACAACAACGTTTGTATAGTATTTACTCACAGAGCTTTCGCAATTTGTATTCCAGAACCAAAAATAGAATTGTATTGATTTTCTAATTCAACAACAGGATTTGTAATGACTAAAATATCAGAACATTGTAGTTCGATTCCTGTTTTGAATTCTTGACTATACTCTAAAAATGGAGAAAAAGCAATACCACCAGAATCATTTTGACTACGAGGTGGCACAGAAACAACTTGTACAGGTTGTTTGATTTTTACAGGTTTATCACCGTCAATGGTTACATCACCTAAAAGTGTGTGATTAGTTTTCAACGTTATTAGTTTTATCATTCATATCCTCAATTTTAACAAATGCATAACCTTGTTCAGTTAATTCTTTTTGATAAAGTTTTGCTTTTTCTTCACTCATAAAAAATTTGAAAGCCTGACGGGATTCATCAATCTTATTTTTAAAAATAACTTTATACATTTACAACAGTCTCCGCATCAAGTACAGTTAATGTGAGCCAGCGTTTTGGAAAAAGCATTTCACGACCACGAAAGTCATTCATACTGTAATTAGGATCTTGCACAAGTCCAATCAATTCAACCATATTATCATAGTCACGCAGGAATAAATCATATTTTTCTGCTTGAATTGTTTTGTGCTCTTGGGCTAATTTTTTTGCTAGTTCACGGGTGTTCATTCTTTTCTTTCCTCAAAGTCATAGAAAAAATCATTGTTGTTTCGAGCAGAATGTTTATTGAATTTTTCTACTGAATACAACTTTGTTGCTATTTTAAAATCTGGTCTCTTAAACTCTGGCACAGTCAAAGATGCATCATAGAATAATGTTTTATTGTTAGGTTGTGCGGCAAATTGTCCGTTGTCTAACTTAATAAAATTATAACTCTTATGTTCTTCTACTGTTTCAGAAAATCCTGTGTTTAGATAACCAGGGTCGTTTTGGCAAAAATCTACGGTGAACATATACTCACCAAAATGCCATGTTTTGTCTTTGTCTAAGAATTTACACTTCAACATTCGAAGGTTATCTTTTTCAATGACAGTAAAATTATAACTCAAACAGTCCCAAATTTGCAAGTAATCCAAAGGTAAAGATGATGTATTTAAGTCTTTTTGCCTTGATACAAATGCATGTAATGGGAGTTTATCATACAATGCACCATAATTTGGCAGTAATGCTTCGATTCTAAATGCCTGGCCTTTGATACATTTTAAACTGATCCATATGCAAGGCTCGAGCTCTCCATGACCTTTTTCAAAGTCATAGAGAAACTCTTTTTTAACAAAGCATTGGATTGGAGGTAAATTGTGAACAAGAAATGCCATAATAATCTAACATAAAAATTTCACTTTAACATAAACAATGTTGTAATGAGTATTTAGTGTTTAATCTGAGACCAAACCTTCTGTCTAATTTGATTAGTTAAAGAGTCTGGCAGAGGCACATAGTCTAAATCTAATGCATCTTTTTTGCCATTTTTCCAAGACCAATCAAAAAACTTTAATACTTCTTGGCTTGATTTTTTATCAGTTGGATCTTTATACATGATAATAAAACTTGCGCCTGTAATTGGCCAAGCTTGAGTTCCTCTTTGATTCACTAATGAAATGCCCATGCCTGAAACACTAAACCAATCAGCGTTTGCTGCGGCAGCTGCAAAAGTAGAATCATCTGGATCTACATAAAGACCATTTCTATTTTCCATTCTAATGTGAGGTATTTTATTTTTCTTTGCATATGCATACTCAACATATCCAATAGAACCTTTTACTCGCTCAACATTTGCTGCAACACCTTCATTACCTTTACCACCAACACTTGATGTGGCTGGCCATTTTACTGATGCGCCTTTACCAACATTTGCACGCCAATCTTGGCTAACTTCATTCAGATAATCAGTAAAAATAAATGTAGTGCCAGAACCATCAGCACGATGCACCACAGTAATTGTTTGATTTGGAAGTTTTGCGGAAGGATTTAATAAAGCAATTTTTGGATCATTCCACTTTGTAATTTTTCCCATAAAAATTTCTGCAAGCACAACACCATTTAACCTAAGTTCACCTGGTTTGAAACCCTCAAGATTAAAAACAGGAACTACGCCACCAAGAACAGCTGGAAATTGCACTTGACCATTCTTATCTAAATCTGCACCTGATACCGGTGCATCTGTAGCACCAAATGCAACGGTCTTAGCATTGATTTGTCTTACACCACCAGACGAACCAATTGATTGATAATTTAATCCAACGCCAGTTGTCTTTTTATATCCTTCAGCCCATTTAGAATAAATTGGATATGGAAATGTTGCGCCAGCGCCAGTAATATCTGCTGCGTGTGCTGTAACGGTAAATGCCGCCAGTAGTGTCAGTAGAATTTTTTTCATTAAGTTCTCCTTATTAATAGAAGCAAAAATGCTTCATTAATATGTATTGTGTTGCAACATTTCCAATGTTACAAAAGTATGAATTTTATATGAATCTTTTGTTACATTAACTATTTAATACTTTTGCAACAGAAGTAATTACAGCAGCAATACGGCCAATATCACGCAATTGTTCGACTGTGTAACCTTCTTGTTTCAAAGTACTGTAATGAGCACTAATACAGAAATGACATTTGCCAACAATTGATGCAGCCAAACTATATGCTTCAAAATTTACTTTACTAGTGCCGCCATGTGTTGCGATTGCGTTCATTCTTAATTGTGCAGGAAGACCTTTCAAACGATCATCATTTGCCATTTCAACAAATGGATACCAAATGTTAGTCATAGCCATGAGCGATGCAGCTGTTAACGCTGCGTCACGCTCTCTGGTATCCTCCAGACCTGACTGAATAAAAGCAACGAGTTTTCCGTTACCTGTTGCCATTGCTGCTGCGAGGGCGCAACCTTGAGCAATGGTAACATCAATAGTGCTACGATTAATAACGGAATCCAAATTGAGTTTTGTATCTTTCGCATATTCTGGTAATGCCTCCTTAATTTGATCGACCCAAATCATTTATTTCTCCTTGATTTTAATGTGCTGCCCATTCAATTTTATCAAGGTCTATTCCTTCTTGTACCATTTCCCATAAAGGACTCATCGACCTTAAATGATTTACTTTTTTCTTCAGTAGATCTATCGTAAAATTTATATCTTCTTCTTTAGTAAATCGTCCAATAGAAAATCTAATCGATGAATGAGCAAGTTCATCTGACCTTCCTAACGCACGTAAAACATATGATGGTTCTAAACTAGCTGAAGTACATGCTGAACCAGATGAAACAGCAATATCTTTTATGCCCATCAATAATGATTCACCTTCAATATAATTGAAACTTATATTTAAATTGTGTGGTACACGATTCTTTAAACAACCATTAATATAAACATGAGGAATTTCTTTTAAACCATCAAGTAAAAGATCACGCATTTTTTTGATATTATCATTTTCTTTGTGCATTTCTTGTTTAGCAAGTTTGAAAGATTCTCCCATGCCTACAATTTGATGTGTTGGTAAAGTCCCAGATCTTAAACCTCTTTCGTGGCCACCACCATGTATCTGTGCTTCTAATCTAACTCTAGGTTTTCTTCTTACAAATAATGCTCCAATGCCTTTCGGCCCATAAACTTTATGTGCAGAAAATGACATTAAATCTACTTTTAATGATTGCAAATCAATGTCTACTTTTCCTGCTGCTTGAGCACTATCAACATGAAAAATAATTCCTTTTTCTCTACAAATTTCTCCTAATTTAGCAATATCTTGTATTACACCTATTTCATTATTTACAAACATTACAGAAACTAAAATTGTAGAAGATTTTATAGAAGAAATAAAATTCTCAATATCAATTAAACCATCATCTTTTACATCTAAGTAAGTTACTTCAAATCCTTCTCTTTCTAATTCTCTACATGTATCTAATGTTGCTTTGTGTTCTGTTTTGATTGTGATAACATGATTGCCTTTTTGTTTATTGAACTTACAGGCACCTTTTAATGCCAAATTAATCGATTCAGTAGCACCAGAAGTCCAAATTATTTCTTTCGAATCACAGTTAACTAAATCAGCTACATTTTTTCGTGCTTCTTCAACAGCATCTTCTGCCTTCCATCCAAAAGCATGACTTCTTGAAGCAGGATTACCAAAATTTTGATATAAAAAAGGTATCATGGATTCTACAACTCTAGGATCAACAGGAGTTGTAGATGAGTAATCAAGATAAATTGGAAATTGCATTATAAAGTTTCACCACCAACGGCACGATTACATGCACACAATTCACCTGTTTGCAAAGCATCTAATACACGCAAAGTTTCTTCTGGTGAACGGCCAACATTTAGATTGTTTACTGTAACATGTTGAATCACATTATCTGGATCAACGATGAATGTAGCACGTAATGCTGCGCCAGCTGGCTTATAGAATACACCAAGTTGACTAATAAGACCTAAATCACGATACTCACTATCTACGTCATAACCTGGACGCTGAGTGTCAGCAAACTGAATGTGTTTGATCTTAGAAAGATCTTCATGGGAGCGTTGCCATGCTAATTTACAGAATTCATTGTCTGTAGAACCTGTTAATAGAACCGCATCACGATCCGCAAAATCTTGAAAGAGTTTATCGTAAGCCACAATTTCTGTTGGGCATACAAATGTAAAATCTTTTGGATAGTAAACAATTACTTTCCATTTGCCTTCAAATGATTTTTCTGTAATATCAAAAAAATCGTCTTTACCTGGATTAATACCTACAACTAAAAATTTTTCTAACTTGTCACCTACGGTTTTCAATTCAATTCTCCTTGATAGTCAATTTATATCAGTACTACTACTATGATAGTACTTATCAATAATATATCAGGATTTACATTATATGTCTAATGATATTTTCCTATTTACCTTATTGAATTTCTCAATTGTTGGATTACCTGATCAATTTCGCCTCTAATGCCGCCATTGTATTCAGGTATCCAACATTTTACTCGGTTTAAAAATGCAATAAGGGCTCTTGGATCCATTATGCAATTAAACCAGGTTTGTAAACCACTTTACCATTTTCACGCATCGCAGTTAAAGATTGTTTCTTTAAATTGTTCTGATCATATGATACGTGGACCCAACCAGAATCAGGAATACCTGGTGTATAGAATTCCAAAATTACTTGTGTAAATTGAAAGTATTGTTCGATGTATTTTGCTAAATCGTAATTTGAAACTCCTGGTATTTCAATATCAGCAGCTTGACCACGACAATGATCGGATGTGCGTGACCCGCCTACGGCAGCGTTCACATCAGGGTGTCTGAAGCCGGAATTCACTTTGATGCCACGACCCCAGGCATCACGTAAAGGTTGTAAAACATAGGTACACAAAACTCTAAGATTTTCAATCTCAGCTTCACCTGGTATATTCTCTAAACCTTGACGCAGAGCAGTTTCGCTCTTAATCATTTCTTCTAATGAAAAATTAGCTGTTAGTTGCATTTCTTTTTTCCTTTGTCAGATTTTTAATTATAATACTTTTATCTACAAGTTCATAATCTAACGTATCACCCACTCGCCAATCTAATTCTTCCACCAACTTATCTGGTAATTGAACGATTGCATCACCAAAACAGTCAATCGCCACTACCGTTGCATTGTAACTCTTTGACATTTTCCACCTCAATATTACATTGTTTAAGAAACTTTAAACCTTCATCACTCCTATATGTATCTCTGTAAAATACTCTTTTGATTCCAGATTGGTGAATAAGTTTTGCACAATCTAAACAAGGTGCATGTGTTACAAACAAATCTGCATCTTCTGTGGAGTTAGTAGATTTAGCCACTTTTGCTATTGCGTTTGTTTCTGCATGAAGGACTTCTGGTTTGGATCTAATGACAAAATCACCATCATCATAATAATCTGCAAATTCACAGTCATTATCCCAACCAGATGGCATGCCGTTATAACCAATTCCAATGATTGTATTGTTTTTTACAATAACACAACCAACTTGAAGGCGCCGAGCAGAAGATAATTGAGAATAAACTTCGGCCGCCTCCATATGAGCGACCTTAAATTTATTCTTCATTTTTTTCTACTTTATTTTTTTTCTTATCACGTACTATAATAGTAGACATGAGGTGAGATTCTATCATACTCTTTTTGAAAGAAGTATGGTCACCACCAGATAAACCAGCCAGCAGTCTTTTTGTTGACTTAGGCATTTTGAATGTTTTGTTTGGTTTCATGATATATATATCCAAAGTTAATTTTAGAGTTAAAAAATGGAGGCGAAAAAATCGCCCCCATGTGTTTAAGCCGGAGAATTTTCTTCTTGTAATAGTTTAGGAGAAAATTGTTTTAACTCCTTACCTATCTCAATTTTCTTAGGCTTTTTGTGTTCAGGAATTACATTGATAAGACCAACACGCAGAATACCATCCTTAAACTCAGCGCCTTGAACTTCAATGGTGTCAGCTATCGTCAGCTTCTTAGTGAACGATCTGGTACCAATACCTCTGTGTAGATACTGAATATCAGCCTGACCTTCTTTCTTTTCACCTGTAATTGTCAATGTACTATCCTCAACAGTAATTTCAATTTCACTTTTGCTGAAGCCAGCTACAGCGAGCTCAACAACATAACGAGACTCATCAAGTTTAATGATATTGTGTGGAGGGAAAGTAGATGTGGCTTTTTGGACATCCATATTCAACAGTCTATCAACATCATTAATAAACTTTTCAAATCCAAGTGTAGAATGAGCCAATGGCCCGAATGTAACACGTCCTAGTGTCATAGTTTTCTCCTTTTAAGCGAGTTAATAATTGTGACCCATTAGGCGTCACAGTTTTATTTATCCAGTTTTACGAAGGCTGCCTTGTTAGCCAAGTATGTGCGTTGAGGGTTAGCTTCTTCATAAACCCGAATAAATTCCATTTCGTTCATACGATAAACATCATCATAGTCTAAAGTATAAACTACAGTTCCTTGATAAATGTTTTTTAGTCTTACAGGATTCTTCACTTTTTCCATGGCGTATCATTTCAGTAATCTTGTGATTTTTTACCAATATTATATTTAGGAATTAATTCCCATTCATCTTTATCTTTGAAAGAAATAATTTTTATCTGATGAAGTGGTGCAATATTGTTTTCCATAATTCTAGAATTCAAAATTTTAACGAGACCCCATTCTTCTAATAACTTAGCTATTGCATTACGTCTTTGTACATCATTCTCTGAAATGTTAGATGGTTTACCGTCAAGGGCAAAAAGTTCCTTAAAGTGTACGATATAATATCTGCCTTGTTTGTGTAGTATGTGGCAAGATTGGTATAATACTTTTTCTTTGCGTGACGATACACCAATTCGAGTAAGTGTTTCTCTTACTTTTAAGAAATCATCTTGTTCATTGAGAGTAACCTCAACAAATTGTGTAAGGTCGACCATATCACTTCCTTAATCCACCGGTATCGGTTTGTTCTTTTAATTGTTGGATTTGTTCATTACTAAGTAGGCGGATCGCTTCACGAGCTTTTGCGTCTGATAGTCCATACATGATCTTGACACATTCTAAATCTTCACCTTTTTCAGCCTTAACCCACTTAGCAAACGGCCTTTTCTTAGACCGTATGGTATTTAGTAAAAAATCGTTCTGACACTTATTATCTAGAAAATGCCGGCGGTTCATCTCGTTTGCATACATTATACAGTCAAGATGGTAGGATAAAGAACGATTTGTAAGAAAAGGACTGTACTTTTTCTCAGTCTCCTCATCAATAATTAACTGTTTTTTACCTTGAAGTATCTGGTTTACATAATCAAATGGACTCATATTACCATCCTCATAAGGCCAATTGTATCGATTGTCGTTAAGAGCAAGTAGTTAGCCAGCATTCCAAAACTTCTGCGAGTCCAAGCAGCCCAAGCATAGATGCTGCAACCGAGAATCCAAATAGGATAGAGATATAAAAGGGGCGGAGTGGGTACCGTGAGAGCCATTGTAATCGAACACCCAATACTAATAGCCCAAGCAAGCAACTCAAGCAAAAAACGAGCAGAGTTAGAATTCCAATCATCTTTGATCCATTCTATAGTTGGTCTTAATAAATCGTTCATACAAACTCACAATTCACCATCAATTCTGTTAGACATGCAACAGTATTAATTTCTTGGTCAGCAACAAAAGCCGACTTGTATTGATAGTCAGCAAGAATAATGACCGCTTGAGGAATCGAAGCTGGCTTTAATGTATCATACAAAGCATCATAAATTTTACGGAAAAATAAATTCTGATCCATATCGTTTGATGCAACCCATTTACGAATTGCACCAAAATCTTTTTCAGAAATATACTTTACAATTTCTTTGATAGACACATCACCAATCTGTGCCAAAATTCCTGTATCGATTGCACCAAATTGTGAATAACGCTGTAGTTCATTTAGAACACGGCGAAAATCTGGAAAATGTTTTTTGATTAGTTCAGCAATAACTGATTTGTCAAAGTCAATTTTTTCACTTTGCAAAATCGATTGAATACGCTTGAAGAACTGAGTTGCCATCTTATCTTTCTCACCGTTTTTGAGTGAGAATTCAACAACGGCACAACGAGAATGAAGCGGATCAATAATGCGATTCTTAAAATTACAAGTAAAGATGAATGAACAATTACTTGCAAATTCTTCAATCGCATTACGCAAAGCAGGTTGAGTTGAATTTGGATTTAGATAATCAGCCTCATCGATGATAATGACTTTCCTGCCACCGGAAAGGCTCATCGATGAGGCATAATTTTTAATCTTGGTACGAAATGTGTCAATGCCTGATTCGTCAGAACCATTGATTACTAGATAATCGCACCCTATTTGATGACACATCGCTTTCGCTACGGTCGTTTTGCCAACGCCGGCCCCACCAGTCAATAGGAGATTGGGAATGTTTTGCTGCTTCACGTACTCCTGAAATGGTTTTTTCAGGCGCTCTGGCAGAATACAATCTTCTACTGTCTGAGGGCGATACTTCTCTGTCCATAATAAATGTTCCATGGGAACCTTTCACATAAATCATAATAAATTAAGCTTTTTCAAGTTTAGAACCAGACTCAGTTGAGATCCAGTATTTCAATGCCACATTCTTGTTTACAAATTTACCAATACCTTTAGATGAAATTTGTACAGTATATGCACCAGGCATAATCTTATCAAGATGTTCGGTCTTAAAAATCATTTTATATTTGTTGCCATTACCTTCACCAATTTCAAGTGAATTAGTATGAGCAGCATCATTTGTAAGGTCAGTACACACCACATTTACTTTTTTTCCATCAGATTCAACAACAACATGAGGTGAGGACAATACAGATGCACTACGCAGAGTCCATGCAAAATCATCAGCAGTAAAATCAAATGTGATTTCTGGATCTGGCATCGCAATTTCTTTCTCAGGCGGCGTAATGATCATCGTTGGTTCACAGAAACGATACTTTGTGCGACTACGACCTTTGTTATTTACGATGACAATGTTCTTACCTTCAAACTCAAAGGTAGTATCATCTTTGCTAAGAGAGATTACAGATAAGAAATTGTTCACATCAGAAACACCAAAATCAGTAGGAATATCCTCTGCAATTGTGGCTTCTGCTAGAACATTTTTTAGTTTTGATACGGTCTTGAGCGTCTTACCTTTTTTAAAGTAGATGCCTTCATTGATAGAACCGAAATTCTTTAATACAGAAATTGTATTGCTTGAAAGTTTCATTTAAATACCTCATAATTAAGATTTGTCATTCACAGAGTATAATATATCATGTTCATACAGAAACATGAGGCAACAAAGAGCATGTGCTAGATGGTGTTTACTTGATTCTGGATCAATCTGTTCACCTTCTTTCCATGCCCACACATGCCTTTGTAGTGCATCAAAATACCTACGTTTAGAATCAGGTACATGCTTCCAATTATTAGGTTCATACTTTTCTGCACCAAATGTCAATACATCAACTGTGGCTTTTAATGCAAGTGGTGGCAGTAAACCATATTGTAATTTACCACCATCAAACTTGCGACCACCAGTTTTTGCATTTTGAGATTTTGCTACTTCTTGCTTTGAAGCCATTACAACTTACCTGTATGTGCTGCAACTGCTGGCATATCACCTGTAAATGGATATGTTCCAATGTGTTGAGTTTTCATCCATGGGCATAACCAAACTTGGCCACCAATCTTACGCCACAACTGGCAGAACATATAATCTTCACTTAGATAGCGATCAGATCCGCCACCTGTTGCTGAATCTTTTGTATCAATAATGGTATCAAAGTAAGCATGAATGTATCGTGAACCATCAAAGTTAGCTTGGCCAACATGGTCAGGTTTATATCGTAACTGTGGAAATGCCTTCTCAAGTTTTTCAAATACATGACGCTTGATCATCATATAACCAGTACCAATTTCCATAACTTCAAGTGGCTCTGTAACTTGGAAAGTTTTAGTGCCATGTACCACATTGAATACATATTCACCAACTAATTTTTCTAATTCTTTTGGTTCCATATCAGGCCTACTTCTTGCTGCCTGAGCGATGTTACCCCAATTGATTGACTTCTTAGGATAAGGACCGCCAATTACATCTTTATCAAGAGCCATCATAGCCAAAACATCTTGTGGATTGTAATGAATGTCCGAATCTAAGAACAACATGTGTGTACAACCAGAACGGAGAAATTCGTCAACGAGATAGTTTCGTGCTCTTGTGATAAGAGATTCGTTGAAAAGGAAGGAGAATTTTGAATCGATGCCGTACTTAGACATTACTGATTGTAAATCTAAGCAGGATTTAACGTACAGGCCGTGGGCCATGCCGCCGTACATTGGTGTTGCTACAAATAATTTATTTTGTTTTAGATCTTCAAGTTTAACTTTGATTTCCATAATGTACCCATAAAATGAAAAAGAGGAATCGACATTATTATTTATCGATTCCTCTTTGCTTTTCCTAAACTATTTTAGGCAAAAGCACGCTCACCTTGTGAACGAATTGCGGCGATGCCTTCAGCGACCATGCGCTTTGTCGGGCTGCCAAGGCGATAGAAAGAAACTTTGTCGCCGTTTGCATTGACACGGCTGTTCAGGTAAATTGCATGACCTTCGTTACGCAGGTCATTGATGACTGCGGAAGGATTAGCAACACCGAAAAGGCTCTGCATCTTGGTTGCGGTAAGTGTGTTGTAGGCGCTGTCTTTGGAAAGATAGGCGAGGACTTTGGACTTAACTGACATTATATAAAACTCCATTAAAAAGGTCTCAACAAGGTAAAAATGTATTGAGCGGAGACCGTTCACTCAATAAACATATAGTATCATAGGATGCGCTACTTGTCAAGAGATTTGTAGGCAAAGAAATAAAAAAGAACCGTTGTTGCCAACGGTTCAAGTGCCGAACCATTAGAAAGGCGATGCTGCATCAGCTTCAGGTTTGACTTCTTCTGCCACAGGATCTGGTTGAGGTGCCAGAATATCATCGGCAGAAGCTCCTGCATCAACTTTGGTATACAGGTCAACAAACGATGCCTTAGTGTCATCATCAAAGCGATTCAAACACAAAGTAATTGCCTTCATCTTGTCACCAAAGATGCCGTATGTTTCAACGATATGCACAAGGCGGCGAGTAGAAATCACTTCATCACAACCGCCATCAGCAAATGTTTTACGAATTACATCAGCCCAAGTAACAAGTTTCTCGGCGAAATCATCGTCAGCTTTGCCAACTGATGCCAATTCTTTCTCAATAATTTTACGCTCAGTTTTTACTGGCGGAAATTCTTGTTCCATTGTGGTACGAAAACGCTCAAGAAAAGCTTCATTCAAAACGTTGGTGAACATATAACGACCATCATCTGAACCTTTACCTTTTGTATTTGCCGTAGCAAACACGGTGAAACCAGGTGCAGGTGAAATCAATTCGCCTTTCTTTTTCAGCATAAACGGTTTGCCTTCAAGTACACGCTGCAAAGAGGAAAGATTCTGAGCACCATAATCAATCTCATCGATACACAGAACGGCACCTTGACGAGCAGCAGTAGTCACAGGACCATCACGCCATTCCATATTACCATCAATCAGAACATAGTTACCAAGTAGATCACTCTCATCGGTTTCAGGTGTCATCGATACGCAAACAAACTTGCGTTTAGCTTTGGCACATGCCTGTTCAATTGACATGGTCTTACCGTTGCCAGAATGACCAGAAATGAAAACAGGAAAAAAACGCATCGATGAAACGATTGACATTACATCTTCAAAGTTACCAAACGGCACATAGTTTTTGTATGCAGTCGGCACTAGATTTGTTTCATCTAGGTCTGTCGTAACATTACTGATACGATGATTTGATTTTTCAACAGGTTTAGCCATAGGGATCACTTGAGCTTGTAGAGCAGGCATGGTATCTAGTTGAGTAGAAGGCACTCTATAAACGCCACGTTTTACACGGTTCGCTTCATCATTAGTGAACCAATAAGGATGAGCGATACCAATACTCTTACAAATATCGGTAATTTCTTCCTTTGTTGCAGTAGGTCTGCCAAGTTTAAGTAGGGCAGAAAGAAACTTTTGACGAACTTCGGCACGTTTACTCATAATATAAAACTCCTATCAAATTTAATTATATAAAAAACCCAACAACTTATGCGGCAATACCTTGAATGAACCGAGATACTAACACACGATTTACCGCTCGCTTCTTATTATACTTGGCAAAGGCAGTTGCCAATTTACGAGCAGAGAATTTGCCTTCTACTTCAATACCATTTTCATCATCTGTGGTCAATTCTTGGCCGCCAGAGATAAAGAAAAAGTTTTCATAACCTGGTAGTTTGCTTGTAAGAAACTTTTCATCTTTGAATTGTTTCAAAGTTTTCTTGACCAATTCTTCGGCAGCTTCACGACCAATTTCAGCACCCATAACCCAATAGTTCTTACCATTTTCATAGAGGTATTTGTTTCTGGCAATATGCTTTGCTTCACTACGACCCTCAGCAATAAAGAAACCAAACACACGAGCACCAGTTGTCTTATTAAACCATTTCAAAATGTTAATTGGAATATCTTCACTAAAATTTAAAGTCATTTTGGCTTCAAACTTATTCTGCCGATCACGGATAATGTAAACTCGATCACTAGAATTGTAATACCTAGGAACTTTCTTCATTTTAGGTTGATTCGTTGCGTTATCAATAACTTCTTCTTCTGACCAATAATTTCCTAAACTGTCAGCATCACCATCATGCACAACAACCAGACTACAAATATCTAAGTTATGATTGCGTTTAAAATTTGCCATAATTTCAGCAGTTGCAACAATAGCTTGTGTCATTGGAGTGTTGTTCAATTGTTCTGATTCTGGTCTTGGTGAATAACGCCGATCTTCTTTATAACCTTCCATCAATAAACACATATTCTTCAATGCGCCAGTAAACTCGGCATTGGACATTTTGGAATTAAGGTACTCACGCAAATGCACATTATCAAATTTCATTTCACCAGCATTATCAGAGAAACACTTATGTTTTTCTGTATGAACATATTCAACCTTAAACTCTCTGTCATTAGGGTCAATGCCTAAATCAATGGCATGTACATGTGACGATTCAGTAAAACCATACACAACAAAAGGAATGTTCACTTTGCGGCAGAACATTGATAGCACCAAAATCTGTTCAATAGATCCAGTCATATTGCGTGACATTGAACCAGAACGGTCAAGTAACAATACTAGGCCATGGTTCTTACCTTTAGGTGTCATCATCACTTTACGGAAGATATTGTCATCAAACTTATAAGATGAAAGTTTGTTAATGTCAATATCACCTGTATCAGACAGTTTAGATTTACTATACGACTTAGCTGCCTTACGCATTTCAAATTCTTTGGCCAACAAACTTACATATCGTTCATTACGCCGTTTAAATTCATTGAGCAACTGCATCGGTTTTTCAGCCGGAATTACTTTCTCATTAATAAATTGTTTGTAACCTTTTGTCATTAACTCTTGCACACGTTTGGCAGGAGTAATAATGTTTTGCAATTTAGGTTTGGGAATATCTACATAAACAAATTCTTTACACTTGTCATCGAGCAGTTGTGATTCATTACGGCGATAGTTTTGATCTGTCTGGCATGTAGGATCAAATTGGTCTTTATCACCAGGATGTGAAGTTTTATCATGGTTGATAAACTGACCGCCTTCTAAATTTTCTTCGCCAGCTTCTTCATCACTAGATTGACTGCGCTGTGATTGTGTTTCACCTTCTTCAAATTCGTCTCCATCACCTTGGCCAAAACCATATTCGTCATCGAATTCATCATCAACATCATCACCATATTCTTCTTCACCATATTCGTCAGCATCATCAGCCATCTGACGCATTAGTTCATCATGGTATTCAAGTGCCATTTCATGTTGTTCTTCTTTTGAATACTGATAGATTTTGTTTGTGATACGAAGCACATCATCCCAAGTTTCGGCCGCCTGCACTTCTTTGACAAGCAGTTCTTCTTGAGCTGTGAATCGAATCCATGTGGCAGTCCATTGTGACTTACTGAAAAGGTTCAGGCGATCAATGAAAGGCATTTCATTCACATCACGGCCTTTAATGCCAAAAAAGTCACGCAAGTTTAACTCTTGATATGCCAATTTGAAGGCAGTATTTAAGCCAGGATATTTGCGCTTAACTTTTTTCTCAATGCGAGCATCTTCAACAACATTCAAAAAGTTTTTGAAGTTTTTATTTTTATCAGTATCGGTAACTGCATCATGCCAACCTTCAGCAGGAGTATACAGAGCATGACCAACTTCATGGCCTACCAACAAGTCATAAATCAGACCTGTCATGTTTTGCCAGATTGGCAGGTAAAGCACACGGTTTTTAGGATCGAATTTAGCAGTAGAGATTTTCTGGTGTTGAACCGTTAGATTCTCGGTTGCCAGAAGTTTTGCTAATTGTGATTTTTGTTCGGCAGTAAAAGACATGTTATGACACCTTTTTGACTATATCTTACCATTATACTACCATTTTGGAGCTTTGTCAATGCATTTGTTGTATAAAAACAACACTACCTGGTAGATGTTAGTAAGTACTTACTTATGTTTGGTGGAGCGGTTAACAGGAGTTAAACCTGTCTACCTACGGGGGTAGGTTGTCTCGGACTCACCGCATGAAAGGATATTATACTCTTATGTAGGCTGAAAGTCAACATTTTTAAGGTATAAATAGGTGTGGATCGCCAGATTGCCGTCTGCATCCACTCTAACATAAAGGAACTATGCCAGCATGAATATTTATTTACCTAAAAATGATGACCCATTCATTATACATCTCCGTGAATGGTGTAAAAATAATCCACTAGAAATACCTAAAAATGCCACACATTCTTATGGTGGAATTCCAGGAGAAAAACTTCCTGAATCAACAAAACAAATTCTGCGTGAAATTAATTTAGGTAAAAAACTTTCACAAGAAACAAAAATAAAACAAAGTATTGCTAATAAAGGAAAAATTCCTTGGAATTTAGGAATTCCAAATAATAACTCTCAAAAAGAAAAAATAGCAAATACACTCTCTAAAGAATGGTTAATAATTTGTCCAGATGGAACAAAGTTATTAATAAAAAACTTAACAAAATTTTGTAAGGAAAATGGTCTTTTTCAAAGTGGTATGATAAATGTTTCTAAAGGAAAACAATCAAATCATAAAGGGTTTATCTGCCAATCTGGATAAGATATTTAGCTTTTGTTTCTTCCCATGATAACACGGTAAGGTCATCATAGAAAAGTGTTTCATGTGAAACTGTACCTTTTTTCTTTAGAATACTGATACGTGGTTTCGCATGTTTCATCTTCCATATATTACTTAGGCTCTCAACGCTAGTATCAAAGAGTTTTTTCATATCTTTGCCATCATGATCGCCTCGGAGAAATTCGCAAGTCTTATCATACAAAGGTGTAAAATAAATGCCACGAGCATGTTCACTACGAATCAATTCTTTTGGTATTTTCATTTGCGAGTAAGCAAAGTTCAAAGAACGATTCTTGTGGTCACGCTTATGTGGTTGACCTGAAGGTTTCTTTGCTACATACCATTCAAAGTATTTACGAGTATGATTCTTACGAAGCCATTCACGAATCATGTATCGTGTATCTTTCAATGGTTCAAACGATACTGAACCACTAGTAAAGCCCATCGGCTGCCAGTAATCCAAATTATCGTATTGGGACAACCCACCAGCTTTTGTTTTACCATAGAGTGATGTTGTTGTTACAGAAACTAATTTATCACCATATAGTTTTTCCCATAGTTGTTGTATAGGATCGGCCAAACAAAGCAAAGCCAATAATTTGCCACCAACATAATTATAACCAAGAGGTTGTAAAGGCACAATCGTAGAGCCGATGGCAGTATGGTTGATCATAGCACCTTGAGTTTTCTTTTCTCTCGACCAACCAATAAAGTTATCTCTAGGTGTCAAATCTAAAAAGTCAGATGAAATACAAATAACACCTAGATATTTTTTTGTTACTTTATCTCTTACAATAAAATTTAAATTTCTACCAATGTTGGCATTGTTTTTCATTGTGGATGAAAAAGTACGAATACAATTCCATGTTTCTGGCAAATCACCTTCTTTATTTGTGTAAAGGAGTTCGGGTTCTAGATTCAGATAATCGTCAACATTGGCTGGCATCCAAATGTTGTTCTTCAGTTGAGGTATCAGTTCACGCTGTTTATCATCCTCTAGAACCCGTTTCTCGCCTTCCCACAAATCATTAACTGTTACTGTAGGGTAACGTTCTTGCACTTCACACCACTTTTGAAACAAAGTATATTCACGCACATCCATTTTAGAAACATAGGTAAGTTCTTGTATAGTGCGTTCACGCAAATCATCAATGGTAAAATCAAGGTCAGAAATTTCTTCCAGTTCTGACCATTTTTTCCATTGTGTTTCTACATCATCTTTTGGATCAAAGGCGTATGCCATTCTTTTGTGCTCTTGTAACTTTCTTAACTCTTTTAATTTGTTTTTGTCTTGCCAATCTCATGGCAACAGGTTTAACATGTTGTATAAATCTTCCGCCATTCATGTGTTCTGTTTCATGTAAGAAACACCGAGCAGTTAACCCTTCTAACATCATCTGTTTTACTTCACCAGTTTCATTCATAAATTCAACCTTAATTGCAGCAGGTCTTTCTATCTTAACAAATAATCCTGGATAAGAGAGGCAGCCTTCATCAGATTTAATTGTTTCTTCCGATATTTCTAAAACTTTTGGGTTAATACAGACTAATTGAAAATCACCATGGCCAAGGACAAATACTCTTTGATAAACACCACATTGATTGGCTGAAAGACCAATACCACCATAAAGTTTCATGGTAAGTTTTAACCTTTCCACAAGTTTGCTCATCAATGGATTTGGCAAAGGGTCTGTGTACAAAGGAATTTCATCGTCAAGCATATCAAATCCTTCACCATAAAGTGGCAAAGGTTCAACAATCTCGGTTTCTTTTACAACGTTGTCCGTATTAATAACTAAAAGTTCTTCACTCATTTTATCACCTTTGAAAAATTCTTTACTTTTTCGAAACGAATTATATTGGTAAATTTATCAACTAAAATATCTCCTTTGTGAGAGATAACGAATAGATTCACATCTTCTAGCATGTGAAGAATCTTCATGAGTTCTTCTGTGCCATTTGTATCTAAACTACTATCAAACACCTCATCAAGTATCAGCAAATTTGTATTAGAAGAATTCTTCAACTTGGCAACTGCACGCCAAGTCAACATCAAAGCCATATCAATACGCTGTTTCTCACCTTCACTAAAATTATTATAAGTAAACTCATCACGATGCCGTGATTTAATTGTTTCTTTAAATGATTCATCAAGGTTAAAGTTAACAAAGAAATCCAATGATGCTAAATACTTGTTCACCAACTTATTAATGATTGGTAAATACTGACGAACAATCTTAGTTTTGATGCCAGTATCTTTTAATAAATTAGAAGCGACCTCATAATATGTCCGTTCTTCAATTAATGCTTTTAAGTTTAGTTGCAGCGTACTCAAAGAGTCTTTTAGTTCTTTCAGCTGTTGTTCTTCTGAGTCCGATATTACTTTAGATTCTTGCAACTCATTTGTAAGTTTCTGCAATCGAGCAATCAGTTTATTTGTTTCTGTGATTGTAGCATTGTGAGTTGCAATTTGAACCTGTTTCTGATTGATAATCTTTTGCTTTTCATTTATATCATTCAGTTTAGTTTGTTCAGCGTTTAACTTTTCTTCTAACTGATTGAGTCCGTGTTTACATTCCGCAACCTTGTTATCGAGGGCTTTAAGCTCTTGCGTCTTAAAAGAATTGGCAATGGCTTGCCTACACGTTGGACAATCATCATGTGATTGAAAGAAACTGATATCCTTCTGAAATTTGGATAAGTTGCTTTCAATTTGTGATTCAAGTTTTGTAATCTTCTTGACCTTAGCCTCTGCATCAATTTTACTCGCAACAACCAGTTGGAGTTCTTCTGTCTCGGCGGTAAGGGTCGCAACATTCGTGAGTAAGGTGGATACGGTATCGCTATGGCATTGAATTTCATCAACATATTCTTTTACCTTTTCTTCATTGTTTTGCTTGAGTTGTTCGATATGTTTCTTTTGCATATCGTACTTCTGTTGCATCAAATCAATTTCGTGTTTCTTGGTTGTTATAGTATCTTTATTGATAGTTATGCGATCTTTGACAATGCCATTCATTGTAGAAAAGATTTGAATGTCAAGTAGATCTTCAATGATAGCACGGCGGTCTGAAGCCGATAACTGCATGAATGGAGTAAATGATGCACTACCAAGAATTACAATCTGTGTAAAAGATTTGTAGTTCAGTTTTAAAATAAATCGTTCTAGATATTCTTGATAGTCTTTTGATGCAGCAGCCTGATCAACTAAGTCACCGTTGCAATAGATTTCAAAGATGTTTGGTTTAATACCACGAACAATCTTATATGACTTATTGTTTGTGTCAAACTCAACTTCAACCACGCAATCTTTATTGTTGATACTGTTAACAAGGTTTGGTTTATTAATGTTACGAAATGCTTTGCCAAACAAAGCGAAACACAAAGCATCAAGCATGGTTGATTTGCCAGAACCATTATCACCAACAACCAAAGTATTGTTCTGGTTGTTTAGTTTAATTTCAGTAAAGTAATTACCTGTACTTAATAAGTTTTTCCAACGAAGATTACGAAATAAAATCATTCTGTAGTTTCAGTATTTAATGCCTCAATGTAAACCTCTTTCATGAGGTTTTTTAGTTTATCAGGTTCAACATCAAGTGTCAAGTTATCAATGTACTTTGAAAGTATTGTCATTGTATCTTCTGCCTGATCGATAATTTCTTGGTCATCTATGGCAGAAAGGTCATTGAAATCTTCAACAATACTTATGTCGTTTGCACCAGCTTTATAAAGGTTATCAACGACATGATCAAAGAGGTATGGATTCTGTTTGTTTAGTACCACAACTTTCACCATACACTCTTTGTACTGATTGAAATCATATGTTTTCCAAAATTCAAAATCTTGTTCACCATCATCATAATTAAGTTTATGAAACATACGATAGGGGTTTTGTATAAATTCTAACTGTCGTGTGTCTGTGTCAAATACATGAAAACCTCTTGGGTCATTGTAATCAGCCCATGTGATTTCGCCTGGTGTTCCAACATAATGAATGTTACCATCAGAAGATTTATGGTGAAAGTGGCCAGACAGTACAACATCATACTGTGAAAAAACTTTCCTGTCAATACCACCATGAGCAATATTGCCACGGTCCATTTCGAAGCCATCAATTTCAAAATGACCAAAACAAATCTGTGCCTTACTATTCTTCATAAACTCCATAATTTCATCTTCATTCTCTGCACAGATCCAGGGTATCACATCAACTTCTACACCCTCAAAATTTTCTTTGTATGGTTTATCGTGAATACAGATATTATTGTATTCGTTCAACAGTAATGTGGATGAATTTACCTTGAGTGTGTTCTTAAATGAAATGTCGTGGTTGCCAAGTAAAGAATAAAATTGAATGCCTTCTTCAGCCAGCTTATCAAAGAAGTACTCACGGCATAGATAGAGAGAATTAAAATTAATAAACTTACGCCGATCAAATAGGTCACCAAGTTGGTAGACAACATCAATTTTATTTTCTTTTAGGTAAGGAAAGAAAACATTTTCATAAAACTTTTGGTAATAGTTGTGAAACTCTAATGAATCACCTCTCATGCCAAAATGTGTATCACCAAGTATTACTATTCTCATTTCAATTCATTTTCAATATCAAGTTCAGGTTCGGTATCTTTAGATTTGGTTTTCTTTTTCTTTTTGTTTTCTTCAAAATTATGAATAAACTCTGATATGTTATCGTACAGTTCAAATTGCCTTACATTACCACTTTCATCTTCATATAGTTCACCTTCATCAAGTAAACCAAACTGTTCGGTGGCTTTGTACTTAACATATAATTGTTTCTTCTCTTTCATAATTCTTCTGAGAAAAGCATAATATATGATCTGAGTAAAATAAGCAAATGGATTTTTACTTTTTGCCGGATCAAAGTTACGAAAATACATTAGGCAGTTTTCAATGCCATCTGCAATCATTTCATCACGGAAAGAATATGATATAAAGTTTGGTTTTCGAGATAGATGATCCGCAATCTTTAGAAAACATTCACCGATATAATTTGGTATAGGTGGTTCTGGTTTCTTTTTCTTTTTAGCCTTGTCACATTGATCTCTATAATCAATAAGGGCTTGCAGAAAGTCTGCATTGTTTATGTAATGGTTGGATTTTGCACTCATATCATTATTACCTTCTTTTCGCTTGACTTATGGCTTGACAAGAGTTAAACTCTCGGTGTGCCGTTTGAAATTAATGTATATTATTATTCTTCTTTTCCTTTAAAGCTTCTAGTACTTCTTCAATATCTTCTTCATCTAGATCATCTTCCATATCTTCTTCTAACTCAGAGAGATGCCTTCTTAAAGTATTATCATCATCATTAACATATTTGTTTAAATCATTTACCATTTTAACATAGTGTTCAATTAAAACAGTTTTAGGTTCTATTACCGTAAGTATATCATCCGTGTATATTGTTGCCGTATTATTCTCTATTAATTCTACTGGAAGCCATGGTGAAATCATCAACATACTTTGACCAGAAGCTAAACGTTTAAAGATAATTGTCATGGGATCTTTTAACATTACCATTTCTGATTCTGCATCTTCTTTATATGTCGATAATATATCTTCACCAGTACGTAATCTTACTAATTTAATTTCATGCATTTTTTAACTCTATGTTATAATACTTGTAATTGAACTTCTCATCATCATAGATTTTAACACGTTCAATAAAATGTTTCAAGGTATAATTAACATGTTTGCCTATTCTAAAGTCATCAGCAATATCAAACAATGTAGCTTCTGTTTTGTTATCACCAATACGAAGGCCTCGGCCAATTGACTGCAAGTTTCTCACCCTAGACTTGGAAGGCGAAGAAAAGACGATGTTATGTAAGTTACGTATATTGATACCAGTACTGAAAGTACCGTAACTAGCAACAATAATTGCATCATTTTCTTTCTCCGTGATCGATCTAACTGACTCACGTATTTCAACATCAGTTCCACCATATACAAAGAAAACTTTGCGTTTGCCAGCTTTATCTTTAATAGAAGAATATAAATCTTTTCCGTGTTTTTCGACAAGTTGAAAGAGAACAAGTGTATTACCTTCCAATGAAAGTGTTAGATTTTTTATAAAATCATTTCTCGCCTTGTTCATTACAATAAATTCTTTTTCTGTATTGTAATCCCATTGCCTAGACATTTTACAGAGGTGTTCTGGGTATTTTAAAATCAAACATTTAATTTTAAAATCTGCCAGCTGTTTATTGTCAATCAACTGTTTCGTGGTTGTTGCTTGATATACAGTACCAAATAGACCTTCAAGTACCAATCGATGCGTGTGTGTGCCATCTAATGTACCTGTACAACCAATACGATATGAAGCACCTTTTAAACCAGTCATAATTGTGGTGAGTGATTTGGCTTTAAATAAATGGCACTCATCACCCATCGCAAAATCAAACTGTTCAAAATAATCAGCATCTAGCTTATATATAGACTGCCAGGTTGTTATGGTTAACAAACTGTTTGAATGTTTTTCTTTACCAGAGTATTGTCGATGGCAATATTTTTCTGAATCATAACCATACGATATAAAATCAGAATACATTTGTTCTACGAGTGATGTAGTAGGTACAATTAACAAACCTTTTTTATAATCTATACTCTGTAAGTATCTCAATATGAGATAAAGTATTAATGATTTACCTGAACCTGTAGGTGATAGAATTAATATTCTTTTGTTTCGTATTGATTGAACAAATGATTGTAATTGATAGTCACGAACTTCAATTGATGCCGGTAAATTTAATGTTTTAATGAACTCTACTGCCTCAATTAAAGAAAAGTTTTCTGTAGAATTAATTTTAGAATCTACATCTACAGAGTAATTTCTTTCGTTGCAAAATTTTTGAATGTAAGGAGTTAGACCATGGTAAATAGTAAACGATCTAAGATCGGCTAGACGTATTTTACCATCCCATAATCTATTTTTATAGGCAGGAACAAATTGATAACCTGGAACGAAGAAAGTAAAGTAGTCTGATAATTCTTGAGCTAGACTTTTTTCACATTCAAATTTTATAA